AAGTGCCGTTCACGATGGGGTGAGAGGCGGAGTTCAGTTGAACGCCGTCACCACCGGGGTACGAGCTGTTGAAAGCGCGGTTCAGCACGTTGGCCGACAGAGTCTCTTTGGTCTCAATCAGGGACTGGGCCAAGTGACGTGCATAGACCTGACCGATACGGATGTGGTCGCCGTCTTCCACCAACACTTTGGTCAACGCGAAGGCCAAGCCATACACGTTGTACACATAGCGTTTCAGGAACAGGACACCACCTTGTTGGTACGTCACAGGGGAGCCGTCAGGCAACTGTGGAGCCGCACCGAAACCGTACAGGACGGGTTCTTCGTGGTAGTTACGGGGGATGCCAGTTTCCTCGCGGAAAACACGCGACCATTCGTCTTGGCGAAGGTCATAGACACCATCAAAGCATTCGTTCAGAATGGGTTCGACAATACTGCGAAAGTCGGTACTGCGCATTGGAGCGGCCATGGTTCACTCCCTCCTTAATAAGCGTTGATGTTTGCGACGTTCTGATGCTCAGAGATCGTCACGCGCACAATTACAAAAGCGTCACCCCAAGCGTTGTCAGGGTACGGGGCGATGTCAACGACACGCAACTGAGCCACAGCGGAGGTGGTTCCAGTTGACACGCCAAGACGCGCTTGGGACAAACCAGTTACGGATGAACCTGCGGTGATGTTCGCAAAGTCAAACTGCGAGTTCAGCGAAGTTTGAGCAATGGTTGCATCAGACTGGATTTCATAAACGATGTTGGGGTCGTTGTAGAAATAAGCGACAACGGAACCTGTAAAAAAGGATTCGTTGGCAGGCCAGTAGTTAGAGACACGACGACGGCCAGTGCCGTCAGTCCACTCCACACCAGCAAAAGCGCCCACAAATGCGTCACCAGCGGCAGCTACAACGATGTAGCCAGCAGGATCGTACTTGACGGGTTGGTTTTTGAGGATGGTGGTGGCATAGCCAGCACTGATGTTGCCGCTCGTAGAGACAGCTTGAATGCCATTGGCAAGCGCCTGAGCACGATCCAAACCAGAAGGATGGAATGCGGGACGCAGGCCGAATGGAGCGTTTGTTGCAGACATGGTCTACTCCTATTTCGGTGTCCTTAGCCTTGAAAGATTGGCCGAGGGACAGATTGGTCAAAATTGCCAAACCCTTCGCCTTCAACTTTTCCTAATGACTTCCCTGAACTATCACGAGTACCTTGAAGTTGCTCCAATTGGACACGGACTTTGTCCGCCTCGTTCATTGGTTCTTCGTGGTGCATGTGCAACATGATGTCTTGGTAAATTTCCATGGGAAGTTTGCACAAGATCATTTCATTGCATGCGATAAATCCAGTGTACTCACCTGCTTTTACACGGTAATTTTCGTATCCGGGATGTTCTTCCGTTTTCACAGGCACATACCCTTGACGAAACCGTTTTTCAATGGTGTCGTATGTATTAGTTGTTGATAACCAGCAAAGATGCCACCCGGGTACATCGGGGGCTTTTGGCAGCGCACTTTGGTTCCATTCATCGGTAAACATCTTGCGACGCTCATGTGACGAAATGAATTTTTCCTGCGGCGGTTCACGGCCTACATCCTGTGAAGAACGAGCTTCTCTACCACCAGCAGAAAGAGATTTTTTGAGACGTGATTCCATGGCTTAACCCCTAAAGTTTTGTTGACGTGCTTCGATTGCGTAACGTTTGATCATCTTGTTGCGTTTTTCTGGGTCATCCCAAAAACCCGCCTCCTTCATCGCGGACACTTGTTCTCGTGTCAGCGTGAAGGTGTTGCGGTTTGAACCGCCAGATGAGAACTCACGTCCAGAGTCGCCCACAATGTTCCTTCTCGGTTTACCAGAGCTATCACTTCTCTCGGTGTCTTGATTGTAGCGATGCGGCATGTAGTTGCGCAAGCGTTTGTCAAGTTCTTTGAAGTATCCCGGGTCAGCGGGATCGAATCCTTCGTTTGTTAAAGCTTCGTCCAGCTTCTTGGCGATCTGGCTGTCCACATCGCTCAGGTCAGCATTGAACCAAGTGTTGCGCTCCATCCATGTGGTCACGTTACGAGACACCCGTGGATCGGGGGCGATGCTGCCCTCGTTCTGGGGGCGCACAGCCTGCTTCTTGAACCCTTGCAGTTGTTCAATCTTGCGGCGGCTCTCGTACCACATGTCCTGCGCTTTTGTTAAAGCTTCGCCGTCTCGTGCGGTAGTGGCTTCGGCCAATTTCATCTTGGCGTACTGGAGGCGCATCTCTTGGTCTTCGATGGCCTTGTCGAGCTGGGCCAGATCGGAAGCGTGGTGCTTCTTCTCCACCACCATGAGTCGTTCCATCAACTCTTGGTTTTTGCGCTCCAGCATTTGAAGCTTGACGTCCTTCTCTGCGTTGGATCGCTTGGCAAGCTCTCGTTTGGCACGGCGTTTCTCACGTCGTGCTCGTTGGTATTCGGTTTCGTCAGGAGGGGCTACGTCATCGTCGCCGCCCGAATCCGAGTCGCCACCGCTGGCGCTGGAGTCGTCGTTGTCGTCGTCATGGTCGTCGCCCTGAATGTGATCGGGCAGCTCAATGACAGCGGAGCCGTCCTGACCTTCGTTGACGACAATCTTCTCGTCGTCTTTGTTTTGTGTGTCTGTGCTCATAGATAGGCTTTCATTGCTAGGGGATCACCAACAACCTTTGCAATGGCTTCGTGATCGTTCAAGATCATGAACAGTGCAGGGTCTTCCAAATCATCCTCGCCGGGGACTTTGACTTCCCAACGGTCACCGCCCCACTTGGGGACTCGGATGTAGTCACCAGCGACGCACCACGAGCCTTCAGGCCAGCTAATCATGGTGTCACGGTGTTTGAATGCGAGAGGGCCAATCTCGATGACTTTCGCCACCATGTTCTGCCACTTCTCGGTTTCCTTGGTCTCTTCAACCAAGATAATCCCCATGCTTGTTGCCTTCTTTTTGGTTCGGCGCAGTTGCACCAAAATCCTGCCACCAAGAGGTTTCGCACCGGGTTCTACGCTCGGGAATGCCCAAGCCAACTCAGCTTCGCCAGAAGCTTCCAATGTGTTACTCATCGTCTCTCTCTTCCTTCAACATTGTGTTTAGTATTTCGTAGGCTTCCGCAAGGCCTGCGTGATGTCCCACCATGCGCGTGTACACGTCCCATGAAGCGGCGTTTCCAGCCGCTAGGGATGAAGCTATTTCAGCTTGACGTGTCTTGATCGCGCCGATGAAGTCGGAAAGTGTTTTCATTTTTGTTTGGCTGGCAGGCTACCTTTCTTGGATTGCTGGGGGTTGCCCTTGGGTTGCAGGGAACTGCCATCGAGCTTCTCGCCCATAGCAATGCGCTTGTGCATGGGGATGCCCATGGTGTCTTGCGGTTTACTGGTAGCCATTCATATCTCCTTGCGGACGGTTGGTGATTGCGGGGATTAGCCGCTCTTGCATAGCACGCTGAACCTCTCGATTCATACGCGCCAATTCGATGCGCTCTTTGGTCTCGTTGTCGCCAATTGCGATGGCAAGCTTGAGTTGGTTTTCCTCGTTCGCCAGTGCCATGTCGTCTTGGTGCTGCTGACCCTTGAGCGCCATTTCCTGCTGATCCCGTGCAGCCCTGCGCTGGGTCTCTGCCATGCTGGTTTCCTGAAGCACCTTGGCTTCGGGCGGCAGTGGAGGCTGCGGGGCGTACTGCTGTGCGGCTTGAATCATCTGGGTGATCACGGGCATGATTCCAGAGAACACCTTCTCGCTGTCCATCGTGACGTGCTGCGATGCCAGTGCATACAGCTTGTCGATGCTGGCGGTGAAGCGGCTGTCCTCGTACTGCTGGACGGCCTTGTTGTTTTCCTTGTTGACGTAGCCGTTCATGCGTTGCAGATACCACAGCGTCAAGTGCTGCTTGATGTGCTCCAGCAGGGTAGGCACGAACTGGGGAGCCATTAGCGGGTTGCTGCCAAAGATTGGGTCTTTGCCGAAGTCCAAATGGGCCTGCAAGTGGGCCAAATGGTCTTGGGTGATGAAGGCAAAGGCTGGCTGGCCCAAAGCCATCGCCACGTTCTCGTCGGCAGGACTTCGCTGGTCGGTTGGAGGCGTGTTGACCAGCAGCTCGTTGATACCCGGCACTTTGATCTGCTTCATGAAGCGTTCGATTACAGCTTTCTGGTTGAACTGCTGCGGATGCTTGTCCATGATCTGCATGACGGCCTGAATTTGGGCCATGCGCTGGGTTTCAGAGAAGATGTGCGGGTCAGAAACAGGCACAACGTCCGTGTTCTTGGCAAAGTCTTCCTTTTTGATCTCAAGATCGGCCACCAACTCGCCTTTGCGCTGGTCATCCAAGTACCAACGGTTCAAACGGGACAGGATCTTGAGCACTCGGGCTTGGCTGGCGTGCAAACGAGCGTGGATAGAGCTGAAAACAGCCGCACCCTGCTCAATCAGGGCCTGAGTTGTGCCAACAGGGGTGTTGGAGTTCACATCGGCGATCTTTTCCTCAGCCGTGGTGACCACGCCCTTGGCTGCCTTCTCCAAATACCCCATCAACTGGAACAAAACCACGCTTGGAGGGTTGAACGGCATGGGCATGGCGATCTTCTTGATGTCATCGACACCCGGAGCGCCTTCGATTTCCGCAATTTGCGTGACTTCGACCTGTTGCGACTGGCCCGAGATCTTGGCTCCCTTGAGCTTGAGCATCGTTGCCGTGTTGTTGATGTGGGCAGAGTCCAGCAAGGCACGCAAAGCGCCTGTAAGGGCCGCTGAGAGCCCTCCAATGAGGTGCGGCAGGCCAACAGCGTAGGCTCCGCGCCATGGAATGAACTTGAACTCGACGATCCAGTCCAATTTGGTCATGGTTTCGTCGCCTTCTTCCCAATTTCGGTACAGGCCAATGACTTCGTTGTCCAGCTCGTCAATCATCAGGATGTATGGAGCCATCTCGCCCTTGGTATAGGGGTCGTCATCCAGCTCCAGCCATGTGTAGATGTGGAAAACGGTGCGCAAACCGTCCTCGTTGTCCTCAAACTTCTTGCCTTCGATCTTGTTGGACGCCTTTTGAGCGCCAGTCATCTCGGGCTCCATGGTGGCGCGGATGATGTCAACGTCTTTGTACAGCCCACTGGCGATGCGGCGCTTGAATTCGAAGGAGGTGATCTCGTGGACTTCGGTCACGCGCTGGGCGGTGTAGAAGTTTGCAGCCGAAAACGGGACGTAGACCCGGTCAATCGGCAGGAATTCGCAGCATGGACGGGCTTTTTGCTCGTCGTACCAGAGCTTGATGTACTGTGAGCCGCCCAGTGGGAGCTGGGTCAGCATCTGTTCCTGCTCGTCGCGGAACTCTTCGATCTGCTCGGTGAGCTGCCAGTTCATGTAGTCCCGCTTGCGCTCGGCAACGGTGACTTTCTCCTCGGTAATCTCGCCCAAAATCTTGGTGCGGGTTGGGCCGTCAGGCGGGAACATCTCTTTGATGGCTCGGGCGGCGAAGTCCACGCAGGCCTCGGCCATGACGGGGTGGACAACCTTGGACGCGCCGTTAAAGTTTGCGCCACCGGGGGCGTCGTTGCCCATGCCAGTGCGGCGGATGCCCTCTTCGTACTGCTTGTCCCGCTGCTCACGGGCTGACTTGTCCTTGAGCACCAGCTCGACGTACCGCATGGCAGTCATGTCCAGCGTCATCAGGTCAGAAGACTCAGCCAAGTTGGCGTAGAAGTCCTCGTTCTCCTCTGGGCCACCAAAGCCCTCCAAGTTCACGACAGCCGAGCCGTCAGGCAACTCCTCGATCTCAGCGCCTTCGGTCATCAGGTCGATGTCCACAGAGCCGTCGGGGTTCTCGGTCATGCCTTGCTGCTGCGGGGGCTGACCCATTTGGGCTTGCGGGTCAGGCATGCCCTCAATGAATCGTCCGGCGTTCGGGTCAATGGGCATTTGTGTTGCCATGGTCACATCCTTTGTTTGTTCATTCTAGCTGGTAGTCCACCAATTTCCGCATGTTTCATTAACGCAGATATAGCACCACCATCTTTGTAAGTTTTCTTTGCTTTAACAGCCCCGCCCTTTTTGTTGCCGGACTTCTGCAAATCGGTCAGGTACTTCTCGCTGACAAACTGAGATGGAGAGCCCATAGACAAAGCCCTTGGGTTCACTACATCTTCAGGGCCATAACCCTTTTCCTTGATCCAGTCGGGGGCGGCTTTCCGAATGGATGTTGGCTTGTAACGCAACCCATAGTCAGTGCCAACTGTTTGCGCTGGAAATGCAATGTTGAGGTCGGGACGCAAAACAACGTCTCCTTCCATGGTGAACAGGTGCGGCCCTACGCTGTAGTTCTCCAGCCCCACAAGCGAGGGCTCGGTCTCACGCCTCAAGATGCCCTCAACGTTGCCTGCATCTGTCCACTTGACCCCCGGATACGCCTCCTTGAACTCCTTGGAGATCATTGGCTTCTTGACTCCAAGCCCCATCAAGGCGTCACTGATAGCGGCCCTGCGCTCAAACGTTGTCGCAAAGTTCAACGCTGCTGGGTCGGTTATGTCGAAGTTTGCTGGAAAGAGAGGGTTGCCCTTCTTGTTGGTCGCCTCTTGCAGCCGCTGATTGATTAACTTGATCTGCTCAGGGTGAACCAAGTTGCTTTGGTTTGCGGCTTGTATGGTCTTGAGCGCATCCTTGACAACGATTGTGTTGGACTTGTGCTGGTCAGGTGAGCCGATGTAAGTTGTCCAGACCGTCTTTTCTGGGTCGCCTTGCTTTGTCTTGCGCTGGGCTATTTTTTCGTTGCCGAAGCCCCATGAAACTTTAGCTTTTTTGTGTGGCTCTGAGTAATGCTGTAGACCAGCAAACCCTACACCGCCCATGTTTTCACCAAACACGCGAGAGCGGTCAGCCTCAGTGAAGTTCAGTGTCTTGCCTTCGGAGCCTGAAATGCCAAGCGCCTCGGACAGCGGCATGGTCGGCGGCTTTAAGGGGTCGGCATAGTGGACGCCCGGGGCATATGCTGCTTCAGCAGTTTTGGCAGTTTTGGCAGTTTTGCCAGCCTTTGCGCCCCCTCTAACAATACCCCCTACTTGGAAGCTTGCAACAGGGGACGCGCTGTTCTGTGGGCTGGGTGCTCCAAGATCTTGATCGCTGACGACAGCACCGCCCATGTTGTACTGCTTCACGCCAATCTCTTTGTTGTCCAGCTCCATGCGCATGGCGTCTGGGTTTTCAAGGAACTTCACCATACCGTTGCCTTCTTGTTCGTTGCCCTCGTCAAACATTTGGGAGCCCACTGCTGCTGCTCCTGCGCCACCAGCCACACCCTCAAGTGCAGGCATGGCAACCTTGCCGTACATGGGCTGGCCCTTGGTGTTGATCTCTTGCCGCATCTGGGGGGTGATGTTGAAGGAGTGGAAGCTCTGCATGGTCGGGCTGTAAGTGGGAACCATGTCCGAGCCAGTAGGGCCTCGGCTCATCTCCTCGCCAGTCTTGAGCTGGATCTCGCCCATCTGTGCGCCGTACTTCTTGCCGTAGTTGTTCAGGTAGTCGGGCAAGATCTTGTCGTAGAAGCCCTTCATGCCCTCGCCGCCAACTTGGAGGTCAACGCCACTGAGTTGCTTATAGCTTCCGGCATAAGGCTGTGCAATCAACTTTTCTGCCGCCTCTTTACCAACGTAATCGGCAAGATTTTCTGGTGTAACGCCATCAGCCATTTTGTTGAAATCACCGCTATTCTTTTGCTTGGCATAAAGACGGCCTGTTCTTTCATCCCATTCAAGCGCATCTATCTGCTTGCTCAGGTCATAGCGCTTGGCTTGCTCTGCGCCGGGGGTGATGGCGACGGTGTCGTAGCCGTTCTCTACTGCGTAGTCCAGCACGCGCTTCATTGCCAGCTCGTGCCAGTTCTTCTTAAATGGAGCGTCGGGGACTCCGCGAGTCATTGGCAGTCTTCCCAAATTTCCCGCCATGGCATTTTCTGCGGCCTGAGCAGTCATAAATCCATACTGCCTTTGCCCATCGAGATAAGGTTCAAAAAGTTGTCCGTTTAGGTCTCTTACCCGATATATGCCATCTTCTTCTTCAATTGTGTAAGGCTTTTTGCTTGGATCAATGTAGCCTTGTTTTCGCCCAGCCTGATGCCAGTCAGACTGGATCTCATCAACGAGCAGCACCTTCTTGCCCTCGGGTGTTGTGAAGTCCTGCACACGGATGTGGGCCAACACGTTGGGCGTGTCTTTGAAGTGAACGCTCTGGTAGTCCTGACTGCCAGCGGCCTCCTTCTCTTTGAGGGCGCTGTACTGCTTTTGATGCCAAGGATCTAGCTCTTTGCCGCGCCGAATGTCACCCTCGTACAGCATTAGATTGCGCTGCTCAATCTGGTTCAGGCCGCGCTTTGGTAGCTTGAGCAAAATCTCCCGGTAGTTCTCTCCGCCCGGGGTTGCGTATTCACCATACTTGGTCTCGGGGTTATAACCAAAATCGCTTTCTACAGCCCACTGCGCCCTTTCTTTGTCTCGGCCATACAAGTCATCAAACCCAACGTCTTCATCCCCAATCATCTCTTGAGCTTTTTCGTCAAGAGCACGGCGATACTCATAGCCACCACGGATCTCATCCCGAACTCTTGGTGGGGCCTTCTGCTCAAAGACCGTCTGCACCTCGGCCTTGGTCATCTTGGGCTTGCCTTTGAGCGCCTTGTCCAAGCCACGGTCTTTCAACTCGGTGGGTTTGACGCCCTTCTTCATCAGTTCGGTCAGGAACTCATCGCCCGTGCCTTTGCCGCGCTGCAACTCGTCGAGGATGACGTCAGCCTTGGAAAAGAATGGGCCAGACTTCTTGGCCTTTTTTGCCGCCTTGGCGATCAGATCAAGCGCACTCATTACAGCATCCTCTCTTCAAGAATCAGGTCGTCAGCGGTGATCTCTCCACCAGCAGCTTTGCGGACATTGCCGCCTTTGGCGTAGGGCTCTGGGAACTTGATGGGAGGACGATAGGGATCGGCCTCTGGATACACCAGTTGATCAGAGCGGCCAAGCTCCTCTTTAAGCGCCTCAATAAATTCCTCTTGGCTTCTACGGGGCAGACCTTCACGCAAGTCACCACGAGGATTGATCTGCACAAGGGAGGACTCTTCACCTTGCGCCGACAAAGCGCGGTTACGGTGACGCCCTTCGTGCCCCCTGACTTCTGGATAGCTGGGTAGGCCCACCTCATCCTTGTACAGGTTCAGGTATGGCACTTGATCAAAGCCGCCTTGCACACGCATCAGGTGCTGGATGTACTCGTCCGTTGGGACGGTGTACTTGTCGATCTCGCCCTGCTTTGCCAGCTCGGACATCTTGGGGCCAATGTCAGCGGGAGTGCGGCCTTCAAGTTGTTTGGCGTATCGCTCAAAGTCGGCTGGGTTCATAGTCACCACTGCTTTGGCGTTGTCACCAAGGAAGGACTCGCGTAGGGCTTGCTCCTTGTACATTTTCTCGAGGTTCTTGACCTCATCAGCCGCACGCTCAATGCGCCTTACGCCGTACTCGCCCTTGCTTTGACGCATGGCTTCTTTGAGTTGGCTCAGTGTTCCGGGGATGATGACGTTGGGGGCTTGCACGATGCGGGGCTTGACAGGAGCCTTTGCTGCCGCCTTCATAGCGCCGCCAACTTGCATGCGGACAGCACCACCCTTGGCCTTGCTCAAGTCCGGGTCGTTGATGTCGTAAGTGCCTTGGTTGCCGATGGCGCTCTTCACAGCGTTGGGTCTGTAGGACACCACCTCGGACAGCTCCCCGTCGCGGTACTGAAGCAAGCCGTCGTAACCAGCAGCCTGCGCTCGTTGCTGCACTTGTTTGCCGATGTAGCCCTTCTGCTCATAGGCACGCTCGACCATCTTGCTGGCGCTGTCTTCGTCCATGCCCAGCTTGGTCAGCGCCTCGACCATGGGGTCGCCCTTGCCTTCAATGATGAGCGGGTTGCGCATCTGAGTGTAGACAGGCAGGACATTGCCGCCTGTCGATGGAGCGCCCGAATCAGTTTGATGCACCCCGCTTGGACTGTAGCCAGCGTAGGAGCCTGCGAAGTCAGCCTTGGGCGTCATGTAGAAACCCGAGCCAAGTGCGCCTTCCTTGCTGGGCTTGATGCGGCGGATAGCCTCCGTGCCCTTGCCTCCCTCGGTGGCGGTTGTGCCATGGTACAGGCGCTGCGGAACTTTGCTTTGCTCAAGGAACTTGGCAAGGTTGGCGTCACGCTCGACAGCAGGCAGTGCGCCCTTTGCGGCCTTGGACGCCATCTTCATGGCTCCACCGACCTGCATCCGAACTCCGCCACCACCAGCCAGCTCGAGCTGCATGGTGTCAGGGTTGTTGGAGAAGTGGACACGGCCACCACGGGCCATGCCTTCGTCGGGCGGCAGGTCAATGCCCAGCTCCCTCTTGGCTTGGTTGAGTCTTTCAATCGCTGTGGAGATTGGCTCGTAAATAGTGCCACCCCTGTCCGTGAAGTCCTCGGGACTGCTCAACAAAGCCCGAAGCTCTCGGTAGGTGTAGGGCACGTTTTGTGAGACAGACCTTCCGGCAGCACTGTCAATCTCCTTGTACTCAGGGGAATACACGTCACCTCTGAATTGATTGAAGGCCCGGTCGGCGGCGCGGTGCTGTTCAAAAGCTGGATGCGTCTCCAAAAAGTTCAGCGCCTCTTGAGTCATTGGCTTGTACTTGGCTGCGGCTTCTGCTTCTGTCATGTAATCGTTGCCGAGCTTGAAGAGTCCCGTGTTCTCCAGATCGCGCACGTCAGACCACTTCCCACTCTTCACAAAATCCTGTGTAAACGGGTCGTACTTTTCAATTGGGCGTTCATTACTTTTGCCTTTGATTTGACGAACTTTGGGAGGCCCTTCCTCAAACACCTTCGCGTACTTTGCATATGTCTCAGGCTCATTGGCCTTCAGCCATTCAGGGTAACGCTCAATGTAATTGCTTGGCCGATTAAGGCCTTTCGCCTTCTCCTCAAGGCTGGCTTCTTGTGAAAATCTTTGCCATGACGACTCCAGCTCGGGGTTGTCGTAAAAGATGCCGCTACGTTCGTTCCAAGGCTTTCCAGCCTCAACCTCTACCGTCACATGCGGCTCACCTTTGGCGTCAACCAATGAGTACACCTTGGCCTTGCCACTCTTGATGGCTTCCCAGCCACCAACGCCGTAATTGGAATAGCCGCTATCGCCAGATCCTTCCACCCAATCAGGATGTCCTTTTGGTGGCTCGTAGCCACGAACAGAATGGCCCATGGCTTGAGACTCGGCAGCAAACGCACCCGGCGTGTTCAACTCAACCCACTTGTAGCCTTCTGGGTAATCCTTGTAAACAGGCAGGCCTGCACGAGCCGAGGCTCGTTCTGCGCTCATCTTGACGGCAAGATCTCGGTCGTACTCAGCGGTGCGGCGTACTGCTTGATCCATGCTGACTTTGCTCAGTTGTTCGGGGCGGATGCGACCGGAGTTAACGTCTTCGCGCAGGACGTCCACAATGTGATCGAAGCCAAGGTCTTGGGCAAAATAGTTACCACCTTCGGGGTAATAAACTGGCGTGTCTGGATCAAGTTTGGTCAGCCATGGGTTGTTGTCTACGGTTGACGTATATCCTTGACGGATTTCTGACGGCGTCAATGGGCTCGTGTGCCTTCCAGCCGTACTAACATTGATCTTCTCGTCGGCTATCCTCTCCCAGCCTCTTGCTGCGTTTGATACGCCAACATCGCCCGGATCGAAACCTGCCTCCATGCGCTTGACAGCAAGCTTTTCAGGCAAGAACGTGCTGGCAAAATCAAACTCACTGGAAGGCATTTGACTGATGTACTTCTGCGACAGATCTCTTTCGGCCTCAGCCTCATCTTTAGCAATTTGTGCCTGTCGCTCGAAGTTGGCTTTGCGACGGGGATCTTCCTCTGCTGCGGCACGCTGCTGGATTCTCTCAACCCGCTCTATGTCTTTTGCAAACTTCTGGTCGATCTCAGCCGAGCGCCGATCCAAATACAAGCGAACTGGATCTTGTGGCGTTGCCATTTCGTTCTTGATGTAGCCGCCGAGGTTGCGGTCAACCCAATTGTTCAGGGCAACCTTTTTCTCAAGGTCTTGGAAACCAGCAATGACCGTCGCCCTCAACTCAGGCGGCAATTCCGCGATGGCCTCCGGTGTGTATCTGGCCTTCATTTCAGCCAAGGACTCGCTTGGATCTTTTCGACCTCCAGTCATCCGATCTGGTCGCTTGAGGTCTTTCAGAGCCCCCTCAACACTACCCGTTATGAAGTTGCCGCCCTTTGGCTTGACAACGTTGGACTGCGAATTCGCACCCATAGCCATGACCATCTCGCGGGGTAGGCCACCGCTCTCCAAGGCTCGTTTGACCACGGGTTCCATCGCACGCTCGAGCTTCATGCCGCCCTGCACGGCTCCCCGCTTTGCAGCTCTGCCTGCTTGACGTGAGGCTGGGCCAACCACGTTTTGCAGCGCAGTCAGCTCAGGGATGATGGGCGGGATCTTGTAGTCGCTCTCGAGGCTGGTCAGGAAGTCGGCCACGTTCCCAGCGTACTCATAGGCCTTGGGCACGTTGGGCTGGTAGATGTTCTCAGCGATGTAGTCCTCAGCCGCCTTGCCGCCCTTGGTGATGGCGGTGGGAATGGACTTGACGGACTGGGTCAGGGCCGAGCCGATCAGCCGCCCAGCTTGAATGCCACCAGCCAGCTTCTCGAGCGGGGACATGTCTTGGTCAGCTTGACGCTTGAGGTCAACCTCACGCTCGGTCATGCGCTGGCTCAACTCACGGTTGGCCTTGGTGGGGACGGACAGGTCAAGCTCTCCGAACGGGTACTCCATGGCCCGAGGGTCAGCGCCGAGATTGGGGTCAAAAACCGATTCGTTGAAGTTGATCGGCTTACGCTGACCACGCTTGCCTGCTTTGGGGTAGATGCCGAAGGCAGCGCCACCGAGTTCTTTCTTGACTTGGTCAAGCGTCAAGGGCTTTTGAGCACGAGGGTTGGGCATTGCGACCTCGGAAGTAGGGTTACCGAATCATACCTTCCAGCGCCCTGTAAGTATAGAGGCTACTCGCTGCATCTGCGGCTGACATAGAGGTCAGCGCCTCATTTCCTTTTCGCAGCATCCGCTTTCGCCAACACGGCTGGAGACTGCCAAGACACCGTCTCAACACAGTGCCGCTTCAGGCTTGTCGCAATCCCCATGCGTGTTAGTTGTTGATGGCCAGTGCTGATCTCCGGCTTTCCTGCCTTATTGGCCTGTACCCCAGCGGATAGCAGGTTGGTCAGTCCAAGCGCATCAGCCTGCGCATTCACCAACACGGCTGGGGACTGCCGGGGGGAGTCGAACCCCCGATGATCCGTAACCCATTACTGGGTTGGCTGCTGCTACCACTGGCTCCATCAGCAGACCCCATGCGTCTTAGTGCTTTAACAAAGTCTATCACACAGCATACGGGTTTTCAACTTTCTTGCTGTACTCAAGGTAATCGTCGTCGTCGTACTCATCTCGGGGCGGTGGGTCGATGTTCAGCCAGCCAGCATCCCGCAGGAAGCGCAGGGCTTGGGTGCAGGCATCCACGAAGTCGTCATGGGTTGACTCGGGGAACGAGCAGATCTGGCTCACGAAGCCCTCGGCCCAGTCACGGACGTAGCCCTTGTTCACGGTGGACTCGGGTATCCAGACACGGCCAGCCATGATGATGTTCGCCACAATGGACAGGCGCTGCACCTTGTCGGCACGCCCGGGGTTGTACGCCCGGACGGGGAGGTGGGCACGCTGCAAGTCTTGGATCAGGGCGATGCCAGCGGACTTGTCCTCCACCAAGATCAGGTCAACCCGCTTCTTGTCTTTGCCCTCACCGAAGACGGCGTCGTACTCCTCGATCACCTTGGGGCGCAGGTCAGGGTACTGAAGCCTGTCCTGCCAGCAGTCAATGATGATGACGCTCATAGGCCCATCCATGGGCTTGAACACGCCGAACGTGATGCAGGCGGTCGGGTCGTTGGCCGTCTTGTCCGTCGAGGCGCAGTCGTAGCTCTGGAGGATGTACTCGAACTTAGGCAGCTCCTTCTTCGGGGGCCAGAGCTTGAACCAGTCCCGCTTGACCATGCCACCCTCTTCGGGGTCGATGATCTCGGCATAGATCTCCTGCCTGCCCAGCTTCGTGCCCTCATACTGAAGGATCTGCTTTTGAAAGCTTGGTGCAAGGTTGTCGATGTTTGAGTAGGTGGAGGCGGTCGTCAGGTGGACATCGTCACCCTCCCGGCCCACCAGCTCGACGATCAAGTCCTTGGGCTTGGGGGTGGTGGTGCAGAGGATGCGGGTCTTCTTGCCAAGACGCACGCCGAACATGATCTGATCCCAAGCGTCTTGCAGGTACTCCCATGCAGCCAGCTCATCGCACCATGCGCCATGGAACTGTGGGCCACGGAAGCGTTCTGGCTCGGATGCGGGTATACCCTTAATGAGTGAGCCGTTGATCAGGCGCAGCTCGTGGGCGGTCTTGTTGTAGTCGGCCACCAGAATGGGCGGGATGACGGCCAAGAGCCCGGAGTCACCCTCAAAGCAGGTAGCCCGGACGTCGGCGGATGTGGGGGCGGCTACGAGCCATCGAGTCCCCGGCTGCTCCCATGCCCACCAGCCTATCTGTTCGGCGGCTGTACGGGTCTTGCCTGCCCCCCGACCAGCCAGCAAGAGCCAGATCGTCCACCACTCACCTGCCGGGAGGATTTGGTGCTTGTGGGCGGTGGTGAGCCACTTTGCCCTCCAGTCGAAGGATGCACGGGCTTCAGGAGGTAGCAGGGCATAGTTTCTCCTGACCTCCTCATCTTGTAAGACTTCTGCAAGCTCAGACATTGGACTCGGTCTGGCGTTTGAGTTCGACCGCCTTCAGGATGGTCTCAAATATCCCCAAGTCCACCTTGGCCTCCAGCGGGTTCTCGGGGTCGCCAGCCACCTGCATGCGGTCACCGTACTTCTTGGGCTTGAGCTTCATGGCCGTCCACTTCCGGGCTTCGATCCGCTGCTTCTGGTACGCCACATAGCCCGAGTCGATCTTGATGTCGATGACGTTGCCCTCCTTGTCCCGGATCTCGTTGGTCTCGGGGCTCTCGTCAGCGATGGAGATGATCTCGTCAGCCAGAGTGTCGGCCTGTTCTTCCCGAGCGCGGGTGTACTGCTCCGCAAAGTCGGTGTTGCGTAATAACCACTCATACACCGTTGACTGCGCAGGCATACCCTCTGTCTTGAGGATCTCTCTGAGGCTCTCCCCCTCTGCCAGCCTTATGCAGATGACGGAAGCGACGTGAGAGTTGTATGTGGTGGGAGCGCCCATAGGACGCTTTGGTTTCGCGGTGGGTTTAGCGGTTTGCGGCTCAGTTATTTCAACCGGATGTTTCTTTGCTCTCGCCATGTGGATTACTCCTTTAACAGCGAGTGTAAGGCAAATTAGTCGGGTCTGCTATGCAAAATGAGCACACGGGTTATTCCGCTTATGGAGCTGGTCTTGCCTGACTGGTGGTTGAAGACGTGTCGCCAGCCTGTTGAGGATGTCCGGTAGATCTCCCCGTTGCGCAGAACCTTGAAGTAGGTGTTTGGCGGGACGGAAGACAGGTACACGCCCTTAGAGTTGGTTGAGACCCTGTGCTTGCGGGGCTTGCTCTCTTTGGTCTTGATGTAGGCCTTGAGGACGGAGACCTGTTCTTGCAGGGTTGCGATTGCCATCGCGGCCATTTCAGGGTCTTGAGCGCACCATTCTTTTGACCATGCGGCCACGGAAGCTTTGGGCCAGTTGTCGGGCGACGGTGTGTTGTCGGCCTGCTTGGGCTCCTCCACAGGCTTTGCGCCAACAAGTCGAGCCAGTGTTGACTTGAACCGTGCGAACGCCGTCGGGGCGCTCTCGTGAGATGCGGCTTGCAAGTTGCTCATTTACCTTCTCCAGTGTGTGATTTTACATTAGTTTTGGTGCGGAATGCACGAACTTTACGTTCGATTGCACTCCAAATATTGCGTATCAAGTCTATGAAAAAGACTTGGATGATGGCCTCAATCATTCGACCACCAACACGCAAATGGTTAAGAGGATCAGTGTCAGCATCAGTCCTCATCCTCGTCTGGGTAGTTGTCCTTGTCGGCACGGTCTTCGTCGGTCTCGATGGCTGTGTGCTTGGCTTCCCAGTCACGTTGGATCTGACGGCGGCGCTCCTCCTCTGCCAGTTGCTCAGGGGTGAGGGCCTTGAACTGGGCCATCATCTGAGTCTCCAGTTCTGCAAACAATTTGTCCATGGTTTGATGTGTCATCTCAGCTCCTCAGAAGTTGTAGTCGTAGAACCGGACTGGCTGCTCACTCAGTCCGAACTTGCGGCCATGCTTGTCTTTCCAGCCCTGCTTGCCAAGACGGATGCGAACCACTGGGTTCTCGGCGTTGCTCTTGATGAACCACTTCTGCTCGTGCTGGTTGGAGCAGTGACCTGCAAAACCACCGACGTGCCAGTTGGGAACCCAGCTTGGGTCTTTCTCTGAGTCCATTTCGCGGATTTCGATGGTCTGATTGCTGACGCGCTTGACCACCTCGTAGGGTGTGACGTCAGAGTAGCCGTAGTGGTTTGCGTAGTTCATGATGTTTCCTTGGTATCGTTCCTGCGGATTGCAGTAGGTGCAGTATAACACAGTTAAAAGAATGAATAGAAGTAGGGACTTACCCTACCCCCTTTTGTTTAAGCTTCCACCTCTTTAGCCAAGATGGCTTTCAATGTCTTCAGCAGTTGTTCTGCTTCAGAGCGGGTCAGTGGGGTGTAAATGCTGGAGCGGTGCTCGGCCAACTTCAACCACACTCCACCATCGTCCCACTCAGAGACGTGCATATAACTGCCGCTCTCAAAACGAATGGTTTTCTCAATTTGAATTTGCTCTTGCATCATGATGACTCCTTGATGGGGGCCCAAGCCCCCGGGTGATTAAATGGGCATTCCTAATTCAGCGCCGTTGATTGGCTTGTTGAGCCTGTCGTGCGCTTGAAGGTCTTCAGGCCACTGAAGGGCACGCTCGAGCCATTGCAGTGCTTCTTTGGGGAGGTGGATGACCTCCACCTGTGTTGTGCTTTGCTCATCCATGTTGGCTCCCAATTAACGGCTGGTGGTCTTGACGGAGAAGGATGCGGAGACCTTGGTGTACTTGCTGTACTCGTCTTCGCCAAACTGCTTGACAAACTTTTCCTTGTCGAAGAGAACGCGATTGCTCTCAGAGTAGGTTGCCTTGAACAGGTTGCCCTCGATGACCTTTGGGCCCCCCTTGCTTGCAGCATCCTTGATTTCGTTCTTGATCTTTTCTGCCTTGGTGGTCAGGTCAGCGATCTGTGCCAGCAACAAACCCAGCTCGTCAATTTGGGTCAGGGCGATGTCGTTTGCGTTCATGTTAAAGCTCCTTGGTATCGTTCCTGCGATATTGCAGTGAGGAGAATTTTAACTGAGTTAAAGAACAAAAACCATCTTTCTCAAAAAATATTTCTAGGTGTTTTCCCCTAGTAGGGTTTTGACGTCTTCCAGCAGTTCCATCTCGGTAAAGCCCCAGTGCTTGGGGAAGCCCTTTGTCCCGAGGCCATGGAGGCCCGTCTTGCCCCTGTGGTGCTCTGGGCATAATGGGATGACGTCCATGTGGCTTGAGCGCCCCCAGCCCCCTGCTAAGGCCCTTGGGTGGTGTAGCTCGGCAGGGGTTCCCTCATACCCCATGCGCCTGCACACTGCGCAGCCAAGCTCGGCCACCCGGGACATGTGACGCTTCTCAGCCTTGGTGGTCATGCCACAGCCTTGTCGATGGCCCTGTTGGACGCCTCCTGAGACCGCCAGACGTCGATTCGAGCTTGGGCGGCTACCAGCATCCACTTGAGGTACTCCTCCCTCTCCACGGACTCCCTGATGGCCTCCAGATGGGTTTTGTAGCTTGGGTGGCTGTATGCCTCCCTCTCCTGAGCGTTGACGGCCTCAATCCCCCGGGCAAGGGCGTCCTTGCACAGCTCGGCCTTGATGGTCTTGCGGTACTCCTCCATGTACGTCCTGTCGGACTTGGCTTTGGCGTATTCCTTCGCCTTGCTCACCATGTAATCAATGGCCTCGTGCGGGTCAACCGTGCGATCACTCATGTGTTTTTGCTCCTCAACAATTCTTCAATGGCTCCGAGCAGCTCTAAGTCGCTGAACCTGCGGAAAAGATCTTCTATTTCCTCAAAGGTTAGCCCTACCCACTCACGCTTTGCAACGATTGCAGATACAGCGGCTTTGCGCATAGCAGCTTCACGCTCGATGCGGTTGAACTCGTCGTCTTCTGTGTTCATGCTTCCACCTCCACTGGCACATCGCGCCATTCGCCACGGCTGGGAGACGGCAGCACATTTCCATCCTTGTCTGTGACGTGAACCGAAAGCGTCACATAGATGTCCTCCCACCATTGCTGGAGGATGCGAACAACTTGTCCAGTATTGGAGCCGGGGTAATGAGGCTGGCTTCGCTCAACAAAGCGCAGTTTGTTTGTTGCTTTCATGCTTGCTTCTCCTTCAGTGTTGCGAAGATGCTTTTGCCGCATCGGGCGCATTCGTAGATGTAGAGGTTGGGTGCGCGGTACTTGATGCCAAAGTTGCTCGGCTCCCAGCGGTGTTTACAGGTCATTTTTGCTCCTTGCTTTTGCCAGCGAATCGGTGAGGATGTTGACCTGTCGCTCCATTGCTTCCATCTCTGCTGGCCAACTGTTGCGCTCGTCAGCACGGACAAGCTCGGCAAAGCGTTCAAGTCCTCGCGCATATACCGGCCCACCTACCAAACCAGCCTCCCGCGCCATTTCAATTACGGTCTTCATGTGTTTTCCTTGATTGCATAGTCGTGAAATATCGCACCCTTGCTTGCTTCACCAACCTTGCAAGACTTGACCCAGACGCTCTTGCCTGTTTTTAGCCTTCTCAGGTGGCCTCTGCGCTCATGCAGTCGGGGTGATGCGTGCGTACCCCCTTTAAGGTCTTGGCGGGGCTTGGATGGCTCAATCCATACCGTTGTCCAGTCGTAGGTTGGCAGCTTGCCTTGCTGTACCTTGCGGCGGTTGGTAAAGGTGTCACGCATAGATGGGATGTAAGCCTCAATACGCTGATCCATGGCGCTGTACCAGACACCAATCTGCGCCAGCATGATCTCTGCCAATTCCTTGTCTATCGGCTCATCATCACTGACTGCTCCGTAACGGATGTTGTTATCCTCGATGAAGTAGAACATCGCAGGGATGGGGCGCAGCCTTGTGCCGCTTGGCCCCTTCCACATTGACACCGTGATTCCCTCGTTTGGGTCAGTCCCAGCCACCAGCATAAGAACCTCATAGCTCGGGTGGCTGCGAGTCTTTCCTTTCCAAGTGACAAAGCATTTGTCAAATGGTGGGCGGTGCGTCATTACAGGCTCAAGATTGGCGTGTTGATGCTCCGAAAACGCCCCGGTTAGGTCAAACCATTTGATGTCCACAATGTCCACGCCAGCATCGGCCATCAACTTCATAGAATCACGAACCAGTTGTGTGGTCATTGTGGTTTCTCCTCGTCATCAAACGCCATGTCTGGGTGCGGCACATCGTCATGCACAACCACACCATCAACGGCCTCGATGTACCGCCCACAGATAACGCAGTAATAGCCGTCATCCATTGTTCTTCTCCTTGAGTTTGGCTTCGATGGCTCGGGCAAATTTGCGTGCGATGGAGAGTGTTGCATTTGCCCCTGTTTTTGAATTTACCCACAACTCGTGAATTACCTCATCCGTCAACCCAACCCATTGGCGCTGTGCTGCGGGTGGGGTGGTGTAGAGGGCAATTGGCTTGAATTCACTTGATGGCTTCTTCCACCGGAAATACTTGTGACCAACTGCGTTCTCACACAAGTACGCCACAGGCTCCTGCACAGGTGTTGGCTTGGTAAAGGCGTCCAGCAGTGGCGTGCCGTAGGTGTAGCGTTCTTCAGGCTCATAGTCCAGCCCCAACTCTCTGGCGTTCTCTGCCTTCTTGTTGAGGGCTTCGTTCCGCAGTGCTGCTTGCTGCACGTCGTAGTCGCTCTTCCAGTTCTTGTACCGCACCTCACACAAAGCGCAGCCGCACTTCCAGTCGTATTCGTCAGGGTCAGAGATCATCCCCTCCCCCTTGACGGGGGCTGGCTTGCTTGGCTCGGGCTCGTAGCCATCCCAAAAGTCATTGCTCATATGCCACCCCCTCTTTTGTTATTGCACGGCCAGCGATTGGACAGCGTGACTTGAACGTAGATGTCTGCGGCTAAGTGGCGCTCGGACGGTATGCGCTCCAGAGACTGCCTGACCATATCGCCCATCTGCCCCAAAGTTACCTGCCCCGGTGGTATGCAGATCGTCACGCCGGACTGCGAATCAGCAACCCCAGCGATGTATGCCAAAACAAATGGTCGATCACTGGTAAACCGAGTAAATAGGTCTTGACCCGTGTAGAGAATGGAGCTGGGTTGAGCCTGTGCGCCACCACAAAGCAGCGCGGCCAAAAGCAACCCGCGCCTCACGACTGCTCCTCGGTAGCCTTGTGCAGATAGGTCGTCAGGCGCTTGATCTGGGCTTCACGGTACTTGCACATAGAGTCGGCGTACTCACGCGCTGTCTGGGCCTCCAGCAGCCTGCGCTTGCTGTCCTCCAGCTCACGCAAGGCCAGTGCTTCGGCGCTTGGGGTGGTGTAGGCGTTCTTCGCCCAGTTGATAAGTTCTCGCACCATGTCGTCTCTCCTTTTTTTGACTTTTATGACATTGACCCAACACGACCATCGCGGTAGCGCAATTCACCCCCTACCCTGCTTGGGAAGGATTCGTGCTGGTCTGCGCCGGGGCGAACGGGTTTGACTTTCAACTCCGCGCCAAGGTATGGATCTTTTGAAAGTGCAAGCTTGTGAACCGATGGCAGCTTTGCTTTGGTCGCACCAAGCTCCGCAAGCTTGTCTTTGCCCAGCCCGGTCAAGTGCAGCACCCCATCTTGAAGAGATGCCAGCTTGTCTTTGAGCAGGGGGTCAGTGACCGCCTCGTTGAAGCGGAATATGGAAATTGATGCAAGGTTGGTTCTAAGTAGCTCAGGAGATCTTGGCAGTCGATCCAAAGACTCTAAGGCTTGATGTATCAGTGAGTTGCGCGTGTATTTTGATTTCATATCGGTCTTTCCAGTTGAGGAGTCAACACTTTAACACAGTTTAAGAATTAGTCAAACTCGGCCACGAGAATTCCACGGCCTGCGCCAGCAATGCGGTAGATGGTGATGGGTTGGAAGTGGCGGTCGTTCAGGCCCAAGGCATCGGCCATGCCGTCCAGCCCAGCCTTGGCGGCAGAAAGGCAGTTGTCAGCGTCTCTGTGGCGCTTGTCGGGCATGTAGAAGGTCAGGGTGAGGTGTAGGTCGCCACCAGCGTGTTGCCAGCCCCCTGCCTGCTTCTTGGTGAGCCAGTAGCTGGTTTCCCGGTATTCGACCTTCGGCTTGTGCATGACACCCCAGTGCTTGCCTTTGCTTCTGTTGGGGAACAGGATGGCTGGCGGGAAGTCAAGCTCGATTCTCATTGCCGATGGCGGTTCATGATGGCGCTGGCTGCGTTCATAAGGGCCGTGGACAGCTCCCCCTCGTCTTCCTGCTCGGCAAGGCGCTTGCACACCTCGGCGCAGGCTTGGCGCTCCATGTAGATCGCAGACTTGGTGGTCTCAATTGCCACTTGCATGATCTCGGCCTTACCCAGCGCCAGCGCCTCATCGAACTCTTGCTGGGTAAACAGGCTGACGTGCCCACCACCGGACAGGATCTGTCGAGCCAGTTGGCTCATCTCTTTTTTCTCAGACATTTGCTTTCTCCTTGTTCATACGCTGCCGCAGGTCATCGAGGGCGGCTTTGCCTCGTCGTTTTTCGATGTCATCGCAGACTTGCAGCCACCAAGATCTGGCGGCTACGGAGCCGACCTCGCCAATCTTTTTCTTGTGCCGCGAGATCCACTCCCGGGCTTCGCAGTTTTTCATGTGATCTAAGGTCTCCGGTGACCCAAAGGGATCGTCGTACTGCGGACGAGGAGACGGGGCGACCCTCACGAACTGAATCGAGGGTTTTTTTGGCTTCTTCATACGTCATCAGGAACCTTGTACATGTTGGCCCTCATATCCCGCTGAAGCTCTTTGAGCTTGGCAAGGGCCTCAGCCTTCAGAATCTCAGTTCTGGCCTTCTCGTACTGGGTCGGCTGGCGCTCAATTCGTAAGACAGGCTTGACAGGAATGGCAGGGCCGTCGTTGCAAGTCTTGCGGAAGGCAATGGCCGAGGGAGGCATGTTGGCCGGAAGGTGGCTCAAGGCGTAGTCCAAGGTGGGCTTGTAGGTCAGGAACTTGCCCAACTCCTTCTGCCAGACCGAGCGCACCAGCTCGGGGTCAACCTGCTCCCAGTGACGGGTGAAGCTGGCCCCATAGACGGCGCTCATGTAGCCAAAGATGTAGTCCAGCCCTTCGCTGGTCTCACAAAAATCAGTTTCCAAGTAGTTTGACATTGTTGCCACCTCCTAAAAGTCCACGGGTCAGGCCACGGATGACCTCTGCATTACGGTCGCCTTGGCTCTTGAATGAGCCCTTGACCTCCTTGCCTTCCTTCTCCCACCAAGACGCCTTGAATGCCGCCCACCCACGCAAGCAGCACTCCTTAATCATCGCGTCCACAGTGAGACCTGCCTTCCGGCACTCAGCCTCCAACTGGCTCCACGCTGTCTCCGTGAGAGGCAAGTTCTTGGCTTTACGGATTTCCAACCAATCACTCCACACCTTGGCATCAACGCCCGTAGGGCACAGCACCGCAGGTGCTTTCTTCTGTGTCTTGGGTTTTGGGTTATGTGTCTTGTGTTCTGTGTCTTGTGTAGCATTGCGTTCGGATTGCGCTGGCAATGCGTTCGCATCACCCTTTTCCTTTTGCCAACGGGCCTTCGCACTCTCGGAGGCCTTGCGAGACTTCTCCCCGGTCTTCTCGATCTCTTTGCTGATGCGCTCTTTCCACCAACCTTCCGGTGTGCGGTCGAAGAACTCTTGCAGTACGGACGTTATGCAATCGCTATGCGAACGCATGCGGATCAGCTTGGAGATCTGTTCAATGTCGTCAGGGAGGGGGCGCTCGTGGAGGTAGCACCAGTCGAGCATGCGCCGATAGGCGAGGTCTTCCAGCGGCTCAAGATGAGCTGTGTGCGACTGGTAGTCGCCAATGTTGAATTGGTAGTAGTGCATATCAACCTTACTTCGTCGGTTCGCTTCACTGAAGAAACATCGGCAGGACGGTGAAGAATCGTCTTTTCGGGAGCTACCCTAGCCGTGTTCTAAAAAAATCTTACCCCACAAACAGATCCGGGCGCAACTCTTTTCTTGTGACCAGCCCCTGCGTTGCGTTCTCAATACTGATCGCCAATGCCTTGGATGCCCTGCGCTTGCCCCAGATGAGCAGGGAGATGTAGGTCGCAGTGATGCCGAGATGTTCTGCCATCTCCACCTTAGAGCCCCGTGGCTCTGTTGCGAAATACTCTACCAATGTCATGCGGTCTCCTTGTTGGTTGCAGGGGGAGGATTTGAACCTCCGACCCTTCGGGTATGAACCGAGTGCTCCACCAGACTGAGCTACCCTGCTGCGCCCGACTATAACATGGTTAAAAAGCAACATGCAAAAAATAATTTAACACAGTTAGATTTTTGTGGTGTAATACGTCTACGTCGATACGACGGTAAAGGAAAAACATGACTCTCAAGATACCTCTCGTGACCACCTCTACAGGCATCCACATCGGACTGCTGTACACCCAACCCCTGCGCATGACCCCGCTGGACTTGTTCTGGCAGAACGTCTTGCTTCGCACGGAGGCCAAAAATGTGTGAGATCGACATCGACGTTGACGACTTCAAGTCGTACCTCAACAGCGTTGACACGCTGCTCATGCTCATCAGATCCAACCGTGTTGACCCCATCGAGCTTGACAAGGTCAAGTTGGCGGTGGCGAACGACACGGCATTCTTTTCCGAACTCATCAAACAAGCAGAGGCCGCATGACCCCCTTACGAGCCAAATGGTTCAACACCAAAACAGGCATTGTCGGCATCGTGTATGCCCAAGATGACTACGAGAACAAAGACTACTTCATCGGCGTTGCGCAGGGCCTGCACGAGCCCATCGACATCGCCAACATCGCCAACATCGGGACGCCGTTCCCCAAGGATGTAGGTGACTTACTTTTTGGAATCACACATGACACAGATCGACCCGAATCAGGAATACAAGGAGTGGCTGGAGAACCCGAAGCTCCAGCAAGAGTACAACCAGTGGAGACTAAAAAACGAAGCAGAAAACCTAAAGCAACTTGACCCCAACTTTCAAAACCAGTTCAACCAAATTTTTGGAGCAGATAAATGATTCTCGAAGATACAGGCAGTAATTTCAAACCAGTCCCCGCAGGCATGCACCTTGCCCGGTGCTTCCGCATCATTGACATGGGCACGCAAGAGTCCACCTTTGAGGGCCAAGTAGACTACAAGCGCAAGCTCAAATTTGTGTGGGAAGTCCACGGCGAAGACGAGGATGGCTCACCCCTCAGAACAGACAAGAACGAGCCGTTCATCATCACCAAGGACTACACCAACACTTGGGGCGAGAAGGGCACTCTGCGCAAGGATTTGCAGTCTTGGCGTGGCCGCGAGTTCACACACGAAGAGCAGCGTCGCTTTGACATCAAGAACGTGCTCGACAAGTGGTGCATGATCAACGTCACCCACAAGGCAGGCAAGAGCGCAGGCAAGGTGTACGCCAACGTTACCGCCCTGACCCCTGTGCCGTCTCAGATCAAGACCATTGGCCTTCCTGCGGCGTTCAACAAGGCTGAGATCTTCACCCTGTCAGAGCCTGACATGAAGATCTTTGACACCTTCTCTGATTGGTTGAAAAAGCAGATCATGAGCAGCCCAGAGTGGAAGTCTTTGCAAGGCCAGACCGAGGCTCCCAAAGCCTCAAGAGGCTCTCCCAAAGCCTCAAGCGGCTTTGACGACATGGATGACGACATCCCATTTTGACGAGAGGCCCGTTAATCATGAGAGAACCTACAGACACAAAAACTGTGGACATGTTTAACGGGCCTGCTCTGGGGTCACACCCCCGGATGTTGGCCCGTACAACAGATCCCTCGACCAGCCATGCTGCCGCTCAAAAATCAAAGCACCTTGCCTATCAGCACTTTGAAAAAATTGTCAGTTGCCTGAAAAGGCACGGGGCAAGAGGCAAGGACGGCATAGCTGAATTGACCGGGCTTGATGGCAACCAAGTGGCAAGGCGGCTGCCTGAGTTGGCTCGGCTTGACTGCGTCGAACTAACGGGTCGATTGACACTTTCAAAATCAGGGAGGGCAGAACGTGAGTGGAGGTTTTTGTCTGACCTACCAAAGGAGCAAACAACATGACAACAATAGTCGCAAGAGCCGCTGAGTCTCTTCATTGGTACAACCGTGACGGCTCACCCCAATACACTGTCAAGGCCAAGAACGGGAACGACCGTGCCACCACCCTGCGGGACGCTCGAACAATGAACTTGGTTCCTTCGGTGACCACGATCATCAAGTGCGCTGCCAGCCCGGGTCTCGAGGCGTGGAAGCTCAACCAGATGCTTCTCGCTGCCCTGACCCTGCCTCGCGCCCCTGACGAGACAGAGGCCTCCTTTGTCCAGCGAGTCGTTGCTGACTCCAAAGAGCACGCAAAGATGGCCGCAGAGCGTGGCACGAGGGTGCATACCGCCGTGGAAAACTTCTACAGCGGGGTCATGCAGGCAGACATGATGGAGTACCAGATCGGAGTGAGCACCGCACTGGAAGACAAGTACAGCATCACCGAGTTCGAGCCCGAGAAGTCGTTTGCCCATGAGCTTGGCTTTGGTGGCAAGGTGGACTTGTTCTCCCGCACGGCGTTTGATGGCCGGGGGCTGGTGCTGGACGTCAAGAGCAAGGAGTTCACAGACCCAGCCAAGGTCGATGCCTACGACGAGCACATGATGCAGTTGTCGGCCTACCGTAAGGGCCTTGGCATTCCAAACGCCGTGACGGCAAACGTGTTCGTCTCAGTGCTGCAACCCGGCCTTGTCGTGGTCAAGGAATGGTCTCCAGAAGAGGCGGATCGCGGCTGGACGATGTTCCAGTCACTTCTCAACTTTTGGCAAGCCAAAAATCAACATAAGTAAGGAAATTAAAAATGGCAACTCAACAACGTGTTTATATTGTTGGCACACCCGACAACAAGGTTCGCTTGGTCAAAGCGTCAGTTCGCCAGCAGGCATTGACTCATGTGGCAAACCACATGTTTACCGTGCGTGTGGCATCTCAAGATGATCTCATCAAGGCCTTGCAAGCTGGCGCTCAGGTCGAGAACTACCGTGACCCCGAGCAATCCGAACTCCCATTGGGTGAGTGACATGGGATACGTCATCGGCATAACCTGCTTCATCGCGTGGCTCACCCATATCTTCACATGCTTCTCGGAGGGCCTGTGGGGGTTTCTTCTTGCTGGCGCAATCATGTTTCCAATCGGCATTCTCCACGGCATGTGGCTGTGGTTTCAATAAGGAGAAAAAATGAAAGTTACGCTTGAAAAAATCAAGTCCAAAATTAAAGGCGAAACCTATTTGGTCTTGCCAGATGGCCGCAGCACCCTCTGCCTGATCACCCTTGAGAATGGCTACACCGTCAAAGGATTGTCTGCTTGTGTAGACCCAGCAGAGTTTGATCTGGAGCTTGGTCGCAAGTACGCCCTTGCAGACGCCACAAACCAAATTTGGCCTCTTGAGGGATACCTCTTGGCCCAAAATATGTACGAAGCTACTTGTACTTGGAAAAGCTTACCCAAAATCGAGCCTCCACCAAAAAAGACACACTGGACTCAGACACCGGAAGGAAAAAAGATCATGGCAAACCGCAAACCCCGTGGAGGCAAAAAATGAGCAATGAATTTTTGACACTCGAAGAGATCAAGAAGGCTTTCCGCAAGGTTCACCTTGACGAGAACTACAACTTTTTGGAAGAGGACTTGTCAAAGCTTGCCAACGCTTTTGTGGCGGCAGCAGAACCCGCCATCGCTGAAGCGGAGCGCAAAAAGTGCGTGACCTTTGTCCGCTCACTGAACACGCAGGTTGCGCAGGCTCTTGCGGACTTCAAAGGCAAGGTCTAAAAAAAGACCCTCCCCAAAAAGGGAAGGGTCGTGAAGCTCCGTTTGTCGTGGCAACTGCTGGAGCAACTGGGGGAGACAGCCCAGTATTCGGAAACCCCGCAGAGATTAACGTCCTGCGGGGTTTTGTTGTGCTTGACTCAATGGACTGGATTGGCGCATGTAGTCAACGATCATGTTTGCCATGGGAGCGGCCATAGCCAGACCCCCACCCACCACACGGGTAACCGGATGCGGGATGACGGCAGTGGCAGCACCCAAAGCACCGAGACCTGAGATCCCAGCCCCCAGCATGTCGCCGCGCTTGTACCTCTCGGCTGCGTCACTGGCCTCAGTAACCGCACCAAAGCCTCCCAGAGCCCCTGTAGTGGCTGGGCCGAGCACGGGGATGTCCATAGCCTTGCGGCCCATATTGATCGCTTGACGGGCCAATGAGGGCTTCTGGGCAGGCAAAGCGCCTTGTGGGGCTGTAGGCGTGAACGAAGATGGCCCCATATTTGGCCCACCGGGTCTCACGCCGCCAATGTCTGGAGCCATTTGGGGGGTGCGCTGCCCTCGAGGGCCAAGCGTTGGTCGCATCTCGGTGGTGGGGTACAGCACACCGGAGGGGGTGGAGGTCATGCCGGGGGCGTTCGCCAAGATCTGACGGGCCTGCGGGTTGGTGGCTTTTATCTCGTTGGCAACAGCAGCACGCCGAGCGGTTTCGGTGTTGTAGCCTTCCTGACGGGCGCGGCCAGTCGTGCCCAGCGGATCGCCTTGACCGCCCTGCATGATGCGGGTCGATTGAGCGGATGGCTCTGGCGTCAGAGCGCCACCAGATGGAGCCACACCGGGTGGGGCGGCTGTTGGCAGTGCGCCAGCGGGTGCTCTGGCTGCCAGAGCTTTGGCAGTCCTGTCGGCCAGCGCGTCCACCGTTCTGCTGCCAATGCGCCCTGTGGCGTCCATCACTGTGCTTGCAGCAGCTCCCGCGCCAGCGCCCAAGGTCTGCATGAAATTGAGGCGCTTTTCAGCGGCTTGTCTTTCCATGTCCTCGTCTGACACATCCACAGTTCCGCTGCCTTCAGCGGGGGCGGCGTCTTGAGGGGCGCTTGCAGCCTCTTCGGTCAGCAAAACAGGGGGCAATGTTCCACCCGCAAAGTCAGACACGTTGGCAATGTATTGCAGGGCGTTGGGGCCAAGATCATCCGGGTTGTTGGTCTTGAAGAACTTTGCATTGGGGCCACTGTGGTAGCCAGCCAGAATCCGAATAGGGTCAACACCGATTTGATCGAGGCCAGACAACTGACGGATAAAACGCAAGCCGCCTTCGATGTTTTGGTCTTCGTCGTATGGGTCAACCCCCAAACCTTTGGCGGTGTTGGGCATGAGTTGCATCGGGCCAATTGCGCCCTTGCTTGACTCTTTGTCACGGAACATGTTTTCCGCCATTGCAAGAGCCAAAGCAAAGTCAGGGTTGACCTGATACTTTGGAGCCATGTCCATGATCTTTTGGGCAACACGGCGCTGGTTCTCATCAAGAGTTGGGGTTTTTTCATCAGCCATTATTTTTGCTCCTTCTTTTTAAGAGCTGCTTTAATCTCTGCAACCGTCGGTGTTTTTGATGGCCCCGCTTTGACGTTTTGATTCGGGAACATGATGGCAACCAGCTTTTGGTTGTAGCCATCCATCAACCTGTCGTACTGTTCAGAACGCTTGAACCTGTCTGCGTCCATGTTGCTGTCAAGCAAGGCGCGAGAGACCGTCTTCTCAAATTCAGCACGGGCATTCAACAGGGACAGCTTCTTTTGCAAGCCGAGCGGAGTGTCTTTCATGCTCGGGCCTGCTGCCAACATCATGTTGGTCTCGAGGTCAGAGTAAGCGCCTTCGCCCGGTGTCCTGCTGATCTTGCGCAAGTCCAAGTTGATCTGAGCAATCAACTGCGCAGCGGCAAGCTGATCAGCCTTGAGCTTCTTGTCCAAGCCAAAGTTGGTGAAGATGTCGCGGATCTCGTTGACTTGCGGCAAGCCCTTGCCACTTGTCTCGGCCAGCTTGAGCAAGGCAGAGGACAGGTCGTTGTCTTCGAAAACACCCAAGATCTGGCTGGCGTCAGCACGCTTTGCAATGACCCCCAAGGCGTTGTACATCGACTGACGGCTACCAGCGGTCTCGGCGTTGTTGATGATGGACTGGAAGCGGGTGTTCTCGCCCTTGGCGCGTTCAACAGCGGTGGTTTCCTTTGCCTTGGTCTGCGCCTCTAGGCTGGATGCGGAAATATCCGAAGGAGGAGCTGCAATGCTGGTTGTGCTTGTAGCTGGCGCTTTCTTGATGTCACTCAAAGGCACTGGTTCAGCAGACATGAAGTTCTTGACCCACTCTTTGCCCATGCCCTTGTTTCGATAGTCTTGGTACTGTTCGTACTGCCAAGGCATCATGTTGAGCTTGTCGCCAATCTCAGGGATGGTGAACAACGACGGCGTCTGACCGGGAATTTGAAGCCCAGTTACATACCTTCCAGTCCTGATGTTGAATGCCGTCCCATTCATGGCAAGCTTTATGTCGTCACCTTGAGTCTTGTACAAATCCAACAATTGCTTGCCAAGCTCGGGGTCAGCAGCCATTGCAGCGCGGACATCGGTCATTGTGATGTCGCGCAGACCTTGAGGCGGCTTTGCGGGTTCACCAGTTGGTGCTGCGCTTACAGGAGCTTGACCAGCGCCAGTTGCACCAGAAGGAAGGGTTCCCAAAAGCACCTGCTGGGCTGTTCGTGCTTTGCGGGTGGCTTGACGTTGAGCCAGTTCACCTTGGGCAAGTTGCAGGCGAAGAGCGGCACGCTCTCTTGCGGTTTTTTCCTCAGATTGAGCGGCTTCGCTGTATCCCTTGGCAGCATAACCAAGAGACTCGCCAAACGATCCTGTTTGAGTGGGCGCAAGAAAACCTTGGGCCAGTGCCATCCACTTGGGATCGAATGGCAGACGCCGCTGTTTCAAAGACTCGCTCAGGTCTTTGTACTGGGTTTTGATGTCAGAGATCAGCTCCTGATCTTCTGGATCGGGAGAGTAAAGCGATGGTGTGTCAGTTTTTGCCATGATTTACCTTCAATCTTCGCCCGGATTGTAAGTAGGGTCGTAACTGTATTCCTGATAGTCAACATCAATTGGGTTGTCTATGTAGCCAAAGTCTCCCGGGAATGCCGCATCGGATTGAACTCCGGTGTAAAAATCAGGGTCGTAACCGAAGTCTCCCGGGAATGCTGGGTAGGATTGAACGCCGCCGTAAGAGCGCGTATTACCTATGTTGTTAAATGCTTTTGACAGCCAATCGTATGCGCCACCTGCAACACTTCTTCCTGTTCCATCTTTTCCTGAGCCCTCAAACAGCGCCTTGACCAAGCTTGCAGAGCCTGCAATCTGCGACAGCGGAGACTGCGCATAAACGCCAGCCTTGGGGCCAAGGAACGTCTCTGTCGTACCGATGGGCACGTTGTAGCCACGCATGAGCGCAGAGGCGTTGATGGCGTTTTGCAGGGGCGCGTTGATACGGGCCTGCTCCAGTGCCTGCTGTTGAGCGCCAGCGCCCAGTTGAGCATTGATGCCAGCCAGACCCAAGTCTTGCTGTGCTTTTGCCAAGCCGCCTTGTATTTGAGCAGCCTGAGTTTTTTGCTGGGCATTTGCCAAAGCTGCATTCAGTGCTTGCGTATAACCCGTTGACAAAGCGCCTGTCTGCTGACCAGTCAAGTTGGACTGAATGTCAGCCATGGTTTGACCAGTGGCGTTGGCGTAGCGTTGACTGCCCAAACCACCAGAGCCTACAAACGCTCCCTTGAGTTGCGGGATCACGTTCCTGTTGACGTTCTGGTTGGTCAGTCGAGCCATCTCGTCCACCACGTTACTGGTGTACGGGTTGAGCATAGACTGGATGCCCTGCGGCGTGATGCCAGCAGCCCCCTGAGAGGCTGTGTTGATGGCCGAGGTCAGTGCAGGCTTGTAAGAGCCAGCCACGTTAGGAAGCTGGGCAAACGCCTGCTGCTGTAGTGGGCTGAAACCCGCCACCAATTGGCTGGAAGGCAAATTCAACTGCTGCGTTCCCGCCTTTGACAGCGCCGACATGTAGTCGGTGTAGTAGCTCGGTGCATTTGGATTGACCGAGGTTGTCGTTCTGACGTCTGGCAGTGCGCCGCCTTGGAATACTGATGCCATGGTCTTCTCCTTACGCTTTCAGGTAGTCCAGAGGGGACTTTTTAGCTGGTGGTGGCAAGTCTTTCTTGCCTGTAGATCTTGCATGCTCACGAATGTTGTGCATCATTTCGTAGAGTTTATCCGTTCCAGCCTTTGTAGAGCCATTTCCGAGTGCCGAAACAACGTCAGCCGGGAAGACAAACTCGCCATCAGCCAGCCATGCGGGAATGTCGTCGGACTGGCCGTCGCCCTCGCCAGCAACGTGCTTGCCCTGCTTGAAGTTCTCGCGCCCTTCGCTAACGGTTGGCAGCACCCCGTTGACATGCAGGGGCAGTGTCTTGCCGCCTTGCGCCATCAGGGGGGTTGCCATGATTGCGCCGCCAGTTGCCATGCCAAGTGTTGCCGACTCAAATCCTTGAGCGTAAGGCGATGGGCTGTACGGGTTGGGCGAGAAGGGGCTTGCAGCACCCGTGTAGGGCTGATCTTCTGCCTGACCATAGTTGTAGTAGGAGTCACCTGTGCCGGAGGCTTGGGTGGGCTGGGTGGCTTGCATGGCCGATGGGTTGAATTGTTGGAACATCATTTGAGCTAAGTTTCCGTCGCCGCCTTGTTGCGTTGCTTGCTGAATTTGGTAAAGCTGGGACAGTGGGTCGATGAACTTGTCTTTCGACAAGCCAATGTTCAGGTAGTCCTGCTCCAGTGGGTTGCCAGTAGGCAGGACGCCCTTCTGCGCACCGGGTTGCACTCCCGGCATTCCAGAACCCGGGGTTCCGGGCAACACGCCCTTAGTAGTGCTTGACATGCCAGTAAACCGATTTGAGGTAACTTTTGGTTTGCTCAGATCCGTCAATACGCTGCTCACGCTTCCAAGTCGACTATCAGAATCGCGCTCAGGCCTGTCGGCAGTAATCACCACTTCGCCCATGTCATTGATGGTGTACTCAGGAGGGCGTTGAGGGCCATCTGACTCTTCTGGAAAATCGTAGTCCCGTTCAGGCCTATCCGCAGTGATCTCTATGGTGGGGACATTCAACAAGCCCTGTTGAGTCCACTCAAAAACCTCGTCTTCGGTTAGGTAGCCGTTCTCTCCGGTTTTTGGGTTTATGACGGTTGCAGTGCCGTCGTCATGGATGAAGACTCGCTGGTCTCCAACGGTTTGCCATTGGCTAGTGAAGGCGTTTTCGTCAAACGGAATTTGACCACCGTCTTCAACGTCACCGATGTCGTAAGCGGTAAACGCTTGATGCGTTTCCACTTCACCAGTGTATGGATTTTTCCATGTGAACTCAGCACCAGCGCCCTTATCAGCACGGACTGCGGCAAGCTGCTTGGCAAATGCCACCTTGTCATCCTCGCTGCCGAAGAACTGATCGGTTGGCAAAATTTCAGCAGACAACTGGCCTGCAACGTTTCGCAGCGCATCTTGACCCGGCGTAAACGCCGCATCTATTTCCTCTTGCGTAGCGTCACGACCCAGCAAGCTGTTGTACTCATCGTTGACCTTGTTTGCTGCAACATTCTGCAAAGACTCTGGGTCAAGCGCATCGTACTTTTGCCCGACCACACCAAGAACATCGGTGACGTCAGCTTTGATGCCGTAGTCCTTGAACAGCATGTCTTGCGCATCGGTGGTGCTGAGTTGCCTTGTTCGGTCGTTGTCATACCAAACTTGTTTGCCGTCATCGCTTGTGAAACGAAGTTGCCCTTGCTCAATTGGATCTGCGTTGGCAAAAGCGTTTTTGCCGTCTTGCAAGAACTGACCATCTTTGATAGTCATGCCGTTGGAGAGCAAGATTGAGCCGTCATCTTGCAGCTCACCCTTGATGGCTCCGGTGTTGACGGAGTCAATCAAAACGTTCTTCGTTGTTGCCTCAGCAACCGCTGCTTCGTATGTGCTGGTTGCGTTGTCGTATCTGGCTTTGTAATCAGCAAGCGTTGTTACGTCACGCTCGAGTTCAGTACGGGTTGTCGCCAAATCCTTGCCAACCGTGTTATCAAGGGTATTGATGCTGGATGTTATGGCGTCCCGCTTGTCTTCCAGTGCTTCGTAAGTGCCTTTGTTGGCGTCGTACAGTGTTGTGTACTCGGTATTTTTTGCGTTGTAGTCTGCGGCAAGAGACGTCATTTTGTCTGCGGCAGCATTTCGCTCTTCCACAGATCTCGAGGTGTCGTCGTAGATGGCTTTTTGGGCGTCAAAATTATTTTTGATGCCGTTTTGATCAGCAACAATTTGATCCAACTTTGTCTGGATTGGCGTCCACTTTTGCTCAACCTCTGCTTGCCACTCTTGACTATCTTCTACAAGCTCTTGTCTTACCGTTTTATAAGACGTCAAGTCCGCATTAAATTCTGCTTCCCTTCCAGAAAAGTCTGCGGAAAATTCTTTGAAAGCAGTAAAGGCGTCATTTGTCAACTTCCCAAGCGCTTTTGCGCCAGCACTGTTGACTGTGTATGCCAAGTATCCTGCAAGCAACTCGTTGGGGTCTTTGCCTTGAGCCAGCGCAAGAATTGTCTTTCCAGCCATGGCTGTTGTTGAGTTCTTGAGGTCAATGTCAAGCTCGTCTGCAATTTCAGAAAAAGTAGTGTTGAGACCTCCGCTTAAAGCGCCAGACGTCAAGCCTCCCGCGATTCCCTCGCCAATGTCTTTGCCTTGAAGAGCTGCCGTCAAGCCGCCCTTGACCGCGCCAAGAGTGCCCTGAACAGCCGTATTGCTCAAAACGTTTGAAATGCCTTCTCCAAGAGCCGCAGTATTTTCTGCAACCCAATTTCCAAGGTCGCTACTCAATGACTTCAGAGTAATGGCTTGTGTTGTGCCATCCTCCAAAATCTCCGAGCCAAACTCCAAGTTGGAAAAAACTTCCTGACCAACGTAGGTCAAGGCGGCGGACTTGAAGGCGTCCTCCATGCTCCCGCCGTTTGCAAGCGTTACCGCGCCGTTTACAACTGGAAGAAGATGCGGCGCATAAATGGCGGTAGCGATTTTTGCAATTGTCCCGATGGGGTCATCCAGCGCATTCTCAATTGTGGTTTTCACAATTTTGATTGCTGGCTTGATGATGTTGTCGTTGATGTCCTCCAAGACGTCACCAATGCCATCAATGAGGTCGCCAACGGCGTCGCCAATCCCCTCGACTAAATCTTCAATAAAATCGAATACCGCACTCATGTTTAGTCCCTTTCAGGGCCAAGCTTGAGCAACACGCCTGTATCACCAGATCGCATCTTCAAGACTTGATAGCCCATGCCTTCCCTTACCGGGTTTTTTGCAATCATTCGGAACAGGTTCATGAATGAGTTGCCCATAAATTGTGTTTGCAAGATGTCCAAGCCAACGTCGTCGTAGGCCCAGCGCACGAACTCACGGCTGTTCGCCATTAAGTTCTCTGCCGTGTCGGCGTTCAATGCTTTGAATGTTCCCCTGCGGTTGTTGCCCTTGTGGATGACCCACAAAGTGTTGCCAGTTTGCCTGACCACCGTCTTGGGCATGTTCAACTCAGCGAGGATGCCTGCAAAAGCTGCCGCAGGCGGAAACTTGTTGAGTTCCCCGCTGACGTCAATTGCCTCTTTGATGATTTCCATCAGGCCAAGTTGTTTTTGTTTGCTGTCTACGATTGCCATCTCAGATCTCCCTCGACAGCACTGCTGCCGAATAAACGTTGCCCATGCCTGCCGCCAATGCCATGATCTCCCCGCTCGGAGCCTCTACATCCAACGACAAGAACTTGGTATCCACCTCTGTCCTGTTTGCAATTTTTGGCACGAACCCTTGCGCAAGGTCGTCCAGAAGCATGCAGGTCTCCAGCAAGCCGCTGACACCCATCGTGTGGCCGATGGTCGGCTTGTAGCTGGTGGCAACGAATTCAGACAGCGTCTCCTCCAAGGCTATTTTTTCGGCCAAGTTGTTTGACTTTGTGCCCGTGCCGTGGGTTTTGACAATCGTGATGTTGGAGGGCTTAACACCCCCGGCAAACATAGCCCCTTCCATGGCCTTCTTGAAGCCTTGTCCGTCCTCTCGCTGGCCGATGGCATTGGCGCAGCTCTCGCTGGCGGTGTACGCCCCTCTGAGGACTGCCTTTGGGCGCTTTGAGCCACGCATGGCAGTCTTGCCGGACTCAAATATTGCCAAGCAAGCGCCTTGGGCAACGTGGAAGCCGTGGTTGTTTGAGTCAAATGCGGATGGCTTGATGCCTTGGCTCTCGTCCTTCCAGACCAGTGAAGCCTGAGCCTCGCCAAAAAACTCCAAAACGGAGTTGTTGACCTGATCCTCTACGGCCAGCACGATGACTCGCTGGAACCCAAAGTTGTTAATCAGGTTCTGCACATCCATCAGCACCTTTAAGCTGCTGGCGCAGGCGGTCGCATCCGTCACGATGTGGTCAGAAGCGCCAAACGCCTGAGCCGTGCGCCCTGCGTAGACTTGCGTCAAGGTAAACGGCAAGAACTTGTACTCGTAGCTCAGGCCCGTGGGCTTGGCAGAGCGTGGACTGATGCCCGCAAAGTGCGAGTTGCCCGAGGCAAGGATGAAGGCTGTCTTGCCAACTGGGTTCTCACGAATGCTGGTGACCAGTTCGGGGTCAAGCACCATGTCGGCCACCTTGTGGGGCGCGTAGATCATGCCGGACTTGGCACGACGGTAGGATTCTGGGAACCAGTGAACCTTCTGCGGGAAAACAATTTCCTCGAACAGTTCGACCTGTGCGTCCTTGGTGTATCGGTAGTCGGCGAGGTAGATCATTTGATGTACTCCAACGCCCACTCGATGGACTCAGGGTCACGCTTCTTGTGCAAGTTGATGGCATCCAACAACTCTTGAACCGTTTCTGGCCGCAACTCTTTTGCGACCTCGTCGTCGATGTCATAGATTTCGCTCATGTAGAGCGCCATCATGAGCATGTCGAGCGAGTCAAGAGACGACTCTGTAAACCGTTGATCCATTGAGGTAAACGGAACGTATTCGTGGTGGGCTGGCCTTGCCACCCTCGCCACTTTGTTAAACAAGTCCAAGAATTCCATGCCACATCTCTCTTTTTAAGTTGACGCCGGGTTTACTGCTCCTACGAGAGCAGATGCCCAGTCTTGCCAGTTGAGGAACCCTTCTGTTGAGGGCACACCTTCATTTGCAAATACGTCGATGGCCTTCAGGGAGTTACCCCATTGATGCCAGTCCGTATCTGCGCTTGGGATCATGAGTTGTTGCGCGGCGTATAACTCGCACATCAGACTTGCCCACGACTCAAAAGTATGGTCTCTTGGGTCGTAGAGCACTCCAATGTTAGTAGCCACGAACATCTCCAAAGTCAACGTTGACAATTACCCTGCCAACCTGATAATCGCCACCCGTTACGTTGCTTACAAAGCGCAAGCGAAGCTCACGGCCTTGCTCACGCATGTCGATTTTATTGGTGTTGGGGTCAAAAGGATAGGGGGCGCTGACAATGTCTTCAGATTGAGCGTAGGGGCGGCTGACGATGTAAACCGCCATCTCGCCGTTTTGGATGAAATCAGGCTCAACACGTTCAATGTGCAGCCAGCGATTCTCGCCCACGGGGGAGGCTTGAGATGGGCCACCAGACACCCAGCCGATGTCGTTTGTCTCAACGTAGCTCTCAATGGCGTTGGAGTTGACCCCGTACACCTGATCCGTCCCGGTCTCGTGCCTCCAAAGGGACACGAAATCGCATGTGGTATCCACAATTCCAGCAAAGTTGGCCGACGGGGAGCCGGGAATCGTTGCCGTGAAGCCGTTACCTGCGATGTAGCCCGTCCCCTTATTGTTCACAACGAGCTTGGTGACAGATCCACCAGAAACCGTGATGGTAAGAGTTGCCCCTGTTCCCGGCCCACCCACCGCATCAATATAGGGATAAACGCCATCCGTGTACCCAGCCCCTGCTGCTGTGATTGAAGCTGTGTACATGCCGCCAGTTGCATTGATTTCGTTTGAGGAAATCACGGGGAAGCGGAACACTTGAGAGAAGTACCCGGCAGAACGCTGGGAGCCCAAGGCAGTGCCTGCGTCGTACCAAGTCTTTTCCCTAATGTTGTAGATGATGGCGTCGTTGCACTCTGTTGCATCACCCCGAGGGTAGAACCACCACACCTCACCAAATCGAGGAACCTTGGTGGCCCACACCTTCTGGCGCTGGTCATAGTTCAGGTTGTCGAAGAAGTAGTTCTGGTTCATGTTGTTCGGGATTTCCTGAACAACACCGTTGTACATCAAGAATCGGTCTGTTCCGATCCAGTAGTAGATGCCGTCGTACTCGATCACGCACTGAGACGACATGATGGAGGACTGGCTGGAGATGATGTCGTAGCGCCAGTATTGAGGTGGAGTTCCAACGCCGCCAACAAACGACACACGGATTAGGCTGTCAAGGCTCCAGAACAAGCCAGAAGGCGAGTTTGAGCCACCCCTGACAGGTAGGCCCTTGACAATCTTTCCTGCGGCCACGTTGACCTCGTTGGCGTCGGCGCTGTTCCAGTCTGTCGGGTCACCAGCAGAGCAGTTTTTGATCAAGCCTGCGTTGCCGTACACAAAAACGTAGGGGTGCAGGGCAACCACACCGCCACTGACCTCGATAAAGTTGTTGGTTGGGTTTGCCCCTCCGGTGTCCTTCAAGGGGGCCATGGTCGTGCCCACAACTGGGCCGTAAAACACATTGGTGTTGACGGTGCTGTCGATCTGTTCAAGGTTTTGGCCCGGGTGCGCCAAAATATCGTTCACCCCACCACCAACGTTGTACAGCGTGTCCAACTGCCACAAGTTGTTGATGCTTGGAGAAAAGTTGTTCTCAGCCGAGGCAACGTCAATTGAAAATCCAGAGCTGGCGTAGATTGAGCCCACGTTGAACTTAAACCCCGAGCTTGCCGTGGTCGCCAAAATGGCAAATTGGAAGCCGTTGCTTGACAGGACGGAAGTCACGGGGATGCTGAATCCACCCGCGCTGCCCAGCGATGCAACGTTAAATTGAAAGCCAGAGCTGGCGTATGGAGCCGTAAGAACGCTGGTGAAGCCTGAGCTCGTGACCACTGTCGCAACAGGGACTGAAAAGCCGCTGCTTGCGTAGGTCGCTGTCACAGGGAAAGAGAACCCCGAGCCTGAGCCGCCAATAGAAGATGCGTTGGCGCTCATCAGGTTGCCAGCCGCAAAGCCAATACCACGGTTGACTATCGTGACAGTGGTCACTGCGCCGCCGTCAACCACGATGTCAGCGGTTGCAAGGCCTCCAGTGCCGCCAATCAATGGAACGCCCGTGAAGGTAGCAGGGCCGACCGTGGCAACAGGAACGGAGAACCCCGTACCCGTGCCACCGATCAGCGATGCCGCAACGGACAACGAGTCTGCTGCGGTGTATCCAAAACCCTTGTTTACAATCGTTACAGCCGTAACAGCACCACCAGACACCGTTACATCTGCTGTTGCACCTGAACCAGATCCCGTCAGGCTTGTCACCGCAACGCCCAAATATGGAGAGCCTGCGCTGCTGTAACTATTCCCGCCAACAATTGTGCCAAGCGTTGCTATGCCGTTGCCTGTGTAACCAGAGCCGCCGTTGATTGCTCCGATGGTGTTGATGCCGTTGCCGATGTATTGCGCAAGAGCGGACATGGTGTTTGCCACCACATAGTTGTTGCCCTTGTTGGTGATGGTGATGGCCGTCACCACGTTACCAGACACGGTAATTTGCGCCGTTGCGCCCGTGCCTGCACCACCCGTCAGAGGAACGTTTGTCCAAACGCCATTGGTGTAGTTTGAGCCTGCGGTGATGGCTCCAAAGGTTGCAATGCCATTGGTGCTTCCGCCGATTGACGTGGCATCAAACGACAGAGTGTCACCCACCGTATATCCAACGCCACGGCTTGTGATGGTGAACGCAGTAACAGCGCCAACCGTGACGGTGATGTTTGCTCTTGCCAACTTGCCAGTGCCGCCAGTCAGCGGAACGCTTAAATAAGTCCCGTCCGGGTAATTTGCGCCAGCAGTGGTAATAACGTTTGAGTTGACGCCGTTGCCAATGAGCGCCGCAGAGCAGGTCAAAGTGTCTCCGACCGTGTACCCAGTACCCGGGCTGGTGAGCACAATACCCACCACCGTGTTGCCTGACACCGTAATCGTTGCCACAGCACCAGCACCCGTTCCTCCTGTAAGGGGTACGCTTGAGAAGGTTCCGTCGGTGTACAGACTGCCGCCAACCAATGCCGTTCCGCTTCCAACGCCGTTTGTCACACCAGCAAAAGAGGCGGTCAAGTTGTCTCCTGTGGCGTAATTCACACCGGGCTCTACAAGCGTCACATTGGACACCACGCCACCAGTGATGGTCACGTTTGCCGTAGCTCCTGAGCCCGTTCCGCCAGTCAGTGGGGTGTCTCTAAAAATACCAAGACCGGAAAGCGTGGTCGAAGTAACGGTCTGCGACTTGCTCACGTTGTAAGAGCCTGTGCCGCCAAACAGTTGGTACGTCAAGCCAGTAGGCGTACCCGCAGTGGTCACCAAAGCCGCGCCAGATAACGTAGTCAACTGGAAAGTTGTCGTGCCGTTTGTCTGTGAAATTAGGTAAGAGGTTGGGTTTGTGTAGCCCGTGATGCTTCCAGTACCGCCAAACGTACCGCTGATGGTCACGGTGTTGCCAACTGCCAAGGTGGTCGCTGTGCAACTAAATTGTCCCGCAGTCCCGGTGATCACTACGGATGCCAAAGTTGCTGTTGGTGTGCCGTATGAAGTGATTGTGGTGTCGGGCGAAACACCAGTGCCCGTGATGGTCTGACCAAGAGCATAAGATCCATCAGACACAGAGGAGATGGTCATCACAGTTCCAGCAATGGTTCCAATACCAGTTGCCGTAGTTGAGCTTGTGTAGAAGCCGCCACCCGTAATGCCACCCAGAGAGCCAATGATGCCGCTCTTCTTGCCAATATCGTCCGCAGGAGCACTCAGGATGTCGCCTGCTGCGTAACCCAAACCATCGCTCGTCAAAACCACCTTGGTCACAGAGCCCGTGGTCACAGAGCTGACCTGACACTGGAATCCAGCCGAGGCATTGATGCTTGCTGGCGCTGCTTGGAAGCCGCTTCCAGAGCCGCCAAGGTTGGTATTGCTGGCTGTCAATATGTCTGTGACTGCATAGCCAATACCATCATATGACACTGAACATCCAATTACCACGCCACTAGAAATGGTGATGGTTGCCAAAGCAAGCGAACCTGTTCCAGACACGTTGGTCAGAGGAACGTTTGAATAAATGCCATCTGGATAGCCAGATCCGATTGCTGTGACGGAGATGGTGTCGATCCCGTTACCAATGCTTGCGGCAGACGCTGAGAGCACATCATTGGCAGCGTAGTTATTCCCACCAAACTCAATGGTGACATCAATCACGTTGCCGCCAGACACGGAGATGATGGCAAGTGCGCCTGTCCCGCTTCCGCCAGTCAGTGGCACGCTTACAAAGCTGCCGTTGGTGTAATTGCCGCCACTGACAATGTTGTACACAAAGTCGATTGAGTTGGTTCCAACGGTAACCGTACCCTTGGCCCCAGATCCTGAGCCGCCAGTGAATGCAACGTCGGTGTAAGTGCCGGAGGTGTAGAACTGACCCCCCACCAACCCGCCGTAAGAGCTGATGATGCCGCTACCGCCACCGATGAAGTTGCTGGAGCAAGTCAACACGTCGTTTACGGTGTAGCCGATACCAGCGTTTTGAATTGCCACGCTTGTCACCGTATTGCCGACCACCGTGATGTTGGCAGTAGCACCAGAACCAACTCCACCCGTTGATGGCGAACCCGAGCCATAAATCAAAGGAACAGCCAAATAGCTCCCGTTGCCGTACAAGGAGCCGCCAACAAGGGAGGATGTTGTCTTGATGCCGTTGCCAATTGATGCTGGCGCTACGGACAGCAAGTCAAGGTACACATACCCGTTGCCGCCGTTGACCAACGCAACCGATGTCACGGCGTTTCCAGACACGGTGATGTTGGCAGTTGCGCCAGAGCCAATGCCAGTTACGGAAGTCAGGGGAATGTTGGTGTATGTTCCGTTTGTGTAGTTCGTGCCGCCAGAGATGATCGGCGCTAAGGTCAAGATCTCGCCACCAAAAGAAAAGTCGTTTGTTGCGGAGCCCACGCCTACGTTGTTAAGTGCTACAACCTGAAGACCGTTCTCAAAGCCGCTGTAAACACGGCTCAAGCCCGATGTTGAGTCTTGGAAGATTCCCCGTGAAGGGCCTGCCAACTCATCAGTAATCTGAGAGTAGCCAAGCATTTTTCTGGGTCGTCCGCGCTGGAACCTGACCCACTGACCATCGGTATAAGTCATTTTGTCAAAGACAGTGCCATCCCGCTGGATGCCGGGTTGCGTGTCAAGAGCAAAAACTTTTTCGGTCATTAGAAAGTGCCCCCGGAAATGCCACCAGAGAATGTTCCAGTTCCAGCAACGGTAATGCCGTTGACCGTCACGGACAATCGCTGAGTGCCAATCACGGAGAACGCCACAGTGTTTGTGGTGTAGAACATGCCCGTGTTGGTCTGCGCGAGAAAGTTGATTGCGGGAGAGGCCGCTGATCCAGAGATCAACGAAATGGCTGTAGCGCCAACCTGAGTTGTGTTGGCGTTAAAAAAGTCCACACCATCGCAGATAACTGTGACCTGAGAGGAAGGTGGAATCACTACCCCAGCACCAGTCGCCGTCTTGACGGTAAGCGTGTTTCCGCCTGCGGACGTCTGGTTGCTGATGACGTAAAAGTTAACCACGGGCGGGTAAACAATTGTTGCAGAGCTACTCAGCGTTCCGGTAAATTCTTGGATGGTGTTGGACGCCTCGTTGGCCGTCAAAGTGGTCGTACCGCCCGTGATTGACTTTGCCAACGCAGAGAAAGAAAAGTCAGTTCCTTGTCCGTAGCCTACAGTGATGTAGTCGGTTCCGGTGCAAACAATAAATGCGGAGTCGCTTGGCTGAAAAAGCTTAACAGTGTTGTTGTCCAGAAGTTGTCCGCCAGACGTGTTAACTGTCAAAGTGCCAGTTCCAGCGTTGCGCACCAAGACAAACCAGTTAGCACCAAGAGTGCTGACCAGCGGGAGGGTTACAGTACCCGCTCCGCCAGTCCAGATGTGCAACTCAGCACGGTCTGAAGAAACAAACGTGTCACCGTCTGCGATGTATGTAATTGGATGGCTTTGGTTCAGCGTGGTGGACTGAGCGACCAAACCAGCGCCAGCAAGGGTTGCAGCATCCGAAGCTGAAGTCCCTGTGCCGAAGGCGATGATGCCCCATGTACCTGCGGTCGTGGCGTTGGTCGTGATGTAAATGTACTGAGCCTGCCCAGCCGCAACGGAGATGATCGTGTTGCCAGCGTAGTCCACCACGGTGAACGTGTTGGCTCCAACGTTGCGAATCAGCGCATCTTGACCAACCGAGGCTTGGTTGGCAGGGGGCATGATCAGCTTCAGGCTACCCGCCGTCGCCGTGATCTGCATGATCCGTGCGGCGTAGTCTACGTTTGGCTCACTGTTGATGGGCCACTGTAGCTGGGTGTCTGCCGAGATTGTGTATTGAGCGTAGCTAACGTCCGTTGGCTGGACGACGTTACCGCTGAAGGGGCTATTAAAACTCATGAGTCCACCGCCATTGCTTGTCTATCGGCAATCCGCAGCTTGTCCTCGACCATCAATGCTTGCATGATGCCTTGGTACTGCTGTTGCCAGATTGGAATCCTGCTGTCGTTCTTGAGAAACGGCATGGCTTGCAAAAGTGAGCCATACAGCAGGGCTTGAGGAGCGTATTGCGTGAACCAGTTGACCTGATTGGTTGAGTCCAAAGGCTGCACGCGCTCGTAGTAAATCACCTCGTAGGTGTATGCTGAATCAGGGGTTGGAGCTACCAACCAGTGGGTGTAGTCGTAGTCGCAGTAAAACTTCGGGACTTCCGTAGCAGTGGCGTTAGGCCAATACTCCCGCATGTACTCGTACCGACGAAGCAAGAGGGGCTGGCGACTGCCTGCCACCGTCACGTTCATGGACACCGTTTTGTGCCACCGCGCAGGCTTGTCAATAATGTTCTGGCTTGCCACCATGGTGCTGGTGTTGACAATCAGGTTCCCGAGAAACTTGATCTGGCTGGCGATGGTTTGCTCCGCCAACATAATGAACAAGGGGATTTTGGCAAGAGTGGCTGCGTCGGTGCGCTCCAGATATGACTGAATGTTTTCGACCAGAGAGTCATACGTCATTACGGCTGCAACTGTCATTTTGCTACACCCTTTCTTTTGTTTATTTTAGTTGGCAGGGGCGTTTTAGGCAAATGGCCGAGTTCCAGCCTTGTCAATGATCAGCGCCTGTTTGCGGGGGGTGGTGTCATCGCTGTTAGGGATGCTGATGTGCGTCCAGCGGTCAAACTCGCGGATAACTTGGTCGTAGCTGATCCCGCTGGCAACAATCTTGCGCACCACCTCGTCAGGAGTCATGCCGGGAACCCTGAAGTCGGCAGCGCAGCCAATACGGTGCTGGCTGGTGTCTTTGCTGCCCACGGCATCGTTGACCTTTTTGGTGCGCAGCCCAGAGCTGATCATGATGGGTTTGCCACCCAAGACTACCTTAACTTGCTCTAAGAAGTCAGCCAATCGCGTGAGATTGGCAAGTTCGGCGTCGTTGGGGCTGTTGTCCCAGCCGTTGCGCTCGGCTGTTTCGGATGCAGTCAACTCGTCGAGGGTGAAGTGTGGTGTCAAGTTCATTTTGCGGCTCCTACTTTTGAAAGAAGGTCGGTTTTGGCTTGTGAGCCAGCAGAAGAGCCAAAGTAGTAGGCAATAATGCCCGTCCACGCTGTGCCCAAACTGCCCAGCATCATCAAGATGGCGGGGTTGTTGCTGTCCACCTTGTTGAAAAACATCAGTGTCATGATGGCAAAAAAGCCAATGGTGACTGCGCCAGCCAAGATGGGAGGCATGAGGCTACGAGTGGTGGCTTGCATCTCCCGTGCCGACTTGCGGTCTTCAACTTCCAGCTTCTCAAAGTTGAGGCCCAGCTCCTGAGCCTGCTTTTGCAACTCGATCTCGGCCAGCTTGACCTGCGCAATCTGGTCGGCTGTCAGTTTGTTGTTGGCGATCAGGTCGCCCACCTTGGACTCATCCACGCCGATGGCCTTGGAGATGGCCGACACAGCCATCCCTGCCAGTGGCCCACCCATAGCCGTGGCTATGGTCGGTGCGATTTGTTTAAGCCAATCCATATCAATTCCCCCTTTTGGTTAGCATTGCGCTGGCGATCTCCAGCATAAATTTTACTTGTTGGATGTCCTGCGGCGGCTCTGCCCAGCCGACTGTGATCTGCCCAACAAAGCGGTGGGAGTCAGGCGGTACGCTGACCCGGCAGGTAAATGTCACCCCTTTTTCCAGATACCACAGACCTACCTCCGACTGCGCGTAGCGGTACTCCGAGCACGGGATCTCGTTGGTCATCAGCTTAATGACATCGGCATTGTTGGCCGAATTTTGGCTGAACAGCCCCACGTCAATGTCCTCGATGCTCTTGTCCCGGCCATCCTTCGTGTACGCCTTGTACAGCACCCTGCTGCCAAAGAGCGGGTTCACCTTGAAGATAGCCACCACGTTGGCCCCAGTCTTCTTGAACAGCATGGCGCTGGCGTCGTCGGCTCGGCTGGTGTTGATCTCTGGCAGCTTCTTAGACTCCTTGTAGGCGTCCCTCATGAACTCTTGGTTCTGCCAGAGGAAGTACCCGGCAAAGGCCACCACACCCATAAGGAGGATGGCAAACAGCTTGAACGGCGAGTCCACATACCCGAGCACTTTGTCGAGGGTTGTGTTGGCATTCAGCTTCTCGTCGCTCATCGGATGTACTTGATATAGATGACAAGGCCGTAGGTCAGCAGTGCTGCCAAAATTACGGAGGCAACGCCTATGGCGATGTACTCGGTCAACTGAGCCATCCGCTCTGCTCTGCGAATCCTCTCGCGCTTGGCCGCTTCTGCGGCTTCCCTGCGCTTACGGGCAGCAGCAGCTTGGAACTTCTGCCAGTCGCCCCACATGCCCGGACGGCCAGCGTAGACCATGCGTTCGCGCAGCTCTTCTTCTTGCTGCTTGAGTTGCTCCAGCGCCATGAACTCAGCAAGGTCAGAGCCGCCACCTTTCTTGGTGGCCTCTTCTTGAATCTTGGCTTTGTTGTCGAAGTAGTCGAAAACCCGTGAGCCGAGCTGATGCAGCTCCTTGCCGTTTGCCAGAGCGCCTTTTATTACTGCAAAGGCCGCATTGGCGGCGGCAATTTCGGCAATCATCGAACTACCTCAACAAACACTTTGGCGCACCAAACGATGAGCCCTATGAGAAGGGCGGCAGCTATGAGGCTGACGGCCCAATCTCTCATGATCAAAATCCTAGCAACTTCTTCACAAACTCGGCTGCAACGCCGGGGCCAAGCAAAACCAAAACGATGACCGCATACAGCAGGTACTCGATCTTGGTCATGCGCTTAGAACCTTCGTCAAACCGAGCCTGAATGCCTTCGTACCGTTGAGCACAAACGGCCTCGTGGACACTTAGGCGCTTATCAGTCTCAGTAGCGAGTTCGTGAACTTCTGACATGCTTATTCCTCAATAGCCTCGATGCCCATAGCTTTTTCGCCTGCTTGCGCAAATTGCTCTCGCAGTGACTCTTTGAGCAGGTTGAAGAACGTGTCACGGCCAACAGAAAGCTGGTCAAGGTTGAAACGCGCCGATGCAACTTTGCGCTCGAGATCAACAACGTGATCCAGAAGAGCTTTTTGCTGGTCGTTCAACTTCTCGATGTCGTACTCGACTCCATCAATCATGAGTTGGGGTTTTGTGTTGTTACCCATTTCATTTCCTTTTTTGTGCCGTCATCGAAGGCTGACGGCTTGCCTTTTTATTCTTGCTGCTCTGAGGCTTGCGCGGCCCACGGAAGGCCGCTGGCAATCGTTGCAACATGCTCATCAAGGTCGGCAACACGTTTTGTCAGTGTGGCTTCCACATTGGCCGTCTCTGGAGAGGCTTTGACCCATGCCAATACCTGCCCCTCTGTGAGCTGCTCAAACGGCGTGAAAGACTCTGCGCGGGAGACGGAAACCGCCCCACGCATCTGGGCCTCGGTGCTGCCGTTCACTGCAACAGCTTCCCAGCCGACACGGTTTACAAGACCGTCGCTGACGTTGCGCAGCATGTTGGTTATTTTCCAAGTAATAGTAGTCATGGAGTTTCTCTATTTAGCTCAGGCGATACAAAACAAAGGTGTTTGCCGCAGTGCGTCGAATTCTAAATTGGGCTGAATCTCCAGTGTCAATCGTCAAACCTCCAAGACTTGTCACGCCTGTATTGACAGCCATCGTAATGGTTCCAGAAGCTGTGTTGATGATGGTGAAGTCGTAAGCCATGTCAACACTCACCCACGCAACCAAAGTTTCCAAGGTGGTCCCAAGGGGCATCGTCACCGTATAGCTTGTGCCAGTGGTGTTGATGATGTGCGCTTGGATGTTTGCGTTTGTCAGTGTTGCAGTGGTGCTGATGGATGCAGGGGTTGGCTGGGCTATAACGAATTGTTCATTGATCGAGATAGTGCCCAGTGCGCCAGCTACAGCAGAGCCAATGTTGATGTTGGTGATTGAGCCAGAAACACCAGCAGTACCAATATCGACTGTCTTGGTCGTGCCACTGGTGGTTGCGCCCCCCGCAAGACTCAGTGTTTGTGCGCCAGTGGAGCGGCCCAATGTAATCGTGCCAGTTCCAGCAGTTCCGCCCATGGTCATCGTGCCAGAGGATTGAGAAGTCCCGAGCGAAATGTTTGTGGTTGTGCCTGAAAGCGTGAAAGTGCTGGAGAAAGTGGTTGAACCGCTAAATGTCTGCGTGCCACTGAGCAATGCCAGAGTGCCAGAGGCGTTTGGAAAGGTAAATGTACGAGTTGTTCCTGTGGCAATAGTAGCCGAATCAAACGCTGCGACCTTGGTGGGGTCGGTGTTGTCAACTATTTTGAACTCGCTATCGTAGAACGACAACCCGCCAGTGCTGCGCAGCGTAAGAGCGTTGTCTGCGTTCAAGGTCAAACTTGAAAACACTGTCGAAGCCCATGTTCCTTTCAACAACAGTCCAGTGCTTCCGTTACCAATCAACACATCGCCATCGGCTGCTGTAGTTTCTGCGGCCAAAGAGCCGCCAATTACAGTCGCGCTGCTTGTGGCGCTTGGCAAATTTGTGCCAGCAGCAAAGCCGATGCAAATGTTTGCGCCGCCAATTGTTTTGTTAGATAGAAGGCCTGCGCCAGTTCCAATAAAAATGTTGTCGTTTCCGATGGTTGTTGGTGAGGAAACGGCTGTAAGCTTTCCTGCTTCGTATCCAATAATTATGTTGTCGTCACCAATAGTGGCGGCATCACCGTTTGCCAGAATAGTCCCGGCATAACCTCCCAAGCAAGTATTTGCGTTGCCTATGGTTGCAGAAAATGCTGTGTTGGTTGAAGCATTACCAGAAAATGCACCGACAAAAGTATTGGAGTTTGAATGAGATACTGAGCCACCTGCCGATGCGTCAGCAAAACCCGCATACGCGCCAATGGCTGTCATGTAAGCGCCACCGGAATACGAGTTAAGGCTGAGTCCGGTTGATGCGGCAAAATTACCTATTGCCGTAACGAATGTACCAGTGTTGATGTTGGAAGTATTACCAGTGCCTGCAATTCCAACAAATACAGAAGCATTTACGGGTTCGTGTAAAAAAGAAAACCCGTTAACCCCGTCGGTGCGTGTTTTGATAAAAAAATTCGCCTCTCCAGTAACGTCTGTATCTGTATCAGTCCAGTTGATATATCCCGCAAGATATGGCCCCGCATAAGTTCCAGCATTGTTTGAAGATGTGTAAGCGTCTATGGAAACTGAAGCAGGGGCAACATAAGCCCCTGTTGGGGCGTTGTAGACTGCAAAACCATTCTCTCCTTGTTGAGAGCTATTTGCAGAGCAAATGCCCCACAATTGAACCGAAGAGTTCTGTTGGGCAATAGTGTCGGTTGGCCCAATGGAAATGTTGGTAATGCCTGATCCGGTAGCGCCAGTACCAATGTTGATGGTTTTAGTTGCAGATGTGTTGACGCCAGTGCCAATCTCAATCGTTTGAGCGCCTGTAGAGCGACCAAGCGTAATCGTGCCAGTCTGCGCCGTTCCGCCAAGGGTCAAAGTGCCCGAAGTCTGCGAAGTGCCAATCGAAATGTTGGTAGTCGTACCAGACATCGTGACTGTGCTGCTAAAAGTCGTTGCGGCAGAAAAGGTCTGCGTAGTGCCGAGAACAGCAACCGTGTCCGTGACGTTTGGCAAAGTCAACGTGCGGTTAGCGGACAAGGTAGTGGGCGTAAGGGACACAGCATAAGAGCTAGTGCCGCCTCCTCTACCCGCCAAGACAACGGCGTCTTGTGTTGCAGCAGCCTCCGAACGTACAGCGCTGGCTGCACGGAAGGTCTGAGCCGCTGTAAAGGTCTGCGCAGTGCCAAGAACCGCCACCGTACCCGAAGGAATTGTGACATCGCCGTCAGGCAAGGTAATTGTGCGGTTAGCGGTCAACGTGGTTGGCGTCAGGGTAACGGCAAACGAACCAGTTCCCCCTGCCCGTCCTGCAAGCACAATCGCGTCTTGCGTCGCCGCCGCCTCTGAGCGCACGGCGTTTGCTGCGCGAAATGTCTGCGCGGCAGTGAAGGTTTGTGCCGTACCAAGAACCGCAACCGTGCCAGACGGAATTGTCACATCTCCATCAGGCAGCGTAATGGTACGGTTGGCGGTTAATGTGGTTGGGGTTAACGTCACAGCAAAAGAGCCCGTGCCTCCTGCGCGACCTGCAAGCACAATGGCATCTTGAGTTGCAGCGGCTTCAGAGCGGACTGCATTGGCTGCTCGGAATGTTTGTGCAAAAGTAAAGGTCTGCGCAAGGCCCAACCCCGCCAGCGTTTGGCTGGTGGAGGGAAAGGTCATTGTGGTGGCGTCAGTACCAGTTAACGCAATGCTGTTGTTGATTGTCAGCGTCTTGCTTGCCGCGCCAAAAGCCAATGTTCCGCTGTTGGTGTTGATGGTCAACGTTCTGGCTGCGTTGTTGACGCCAGTGCCGCCGTATGTCGGGCTGATAATAGACCCTTGCCATGTACCCGTTCCGATGGTTCCCACGCTGGTAAGCGATGAGCTTACAACTGCTGTGCCAAGAGTCGTGGCGCTCAACACGTCCACGCCGTTGATCTGGTATGTATCGCCTGTCACCAAGGTCAGGCCAGTGGACTTAAACCGCGCAACCTCAGCCGCTGCCGCGCCTGCAATCATCAGCTTGATGACCAAGTCAAAATCTTCCGAAGTAGACGTCACATCAGTTGTGATCGCTTCAATGGTTGCACCAACTTCAGTGTTGCCTGCGGAAGTCTCAGCGGCAAACTCCATACCCACACCAATGCCAGCCGCTGGAGTGCCAGAAGACTGACTGTCCAAGCGAATGGCCTGAGTCACCGTGTTGGTGGCAGCAGAGGTAAGCTGAACCGTGGGCTTGGCCGTAAAAGTGGCAGTGCCGTTGACCGTTACGGTGTCTGCTGAGGCATCTCCAAGGGTTGTGTTGCCCGTGCTGGAAAGCGTAGTAAACGCGCCAGTGCTTGCTGTCGTAGCACCAATCGACATGTTGTTGATCGTGCCTACGCCAGTCGAAGTAAGGGCAAGCGTTGGGGTGTTGCTTGCTGTCAGCGTAATAAGGTTGGTGTACGAAGTGCCGTTTACGTCATAAGCGGCGAGGGCAAGTGTGTTGGTGTCTGCTTTTGCAGAGCGAAGTACCGTGCCAGTTACATAGGAAGCGGCTTGGGTAATGGTATCCGTGTCGGCATTGCCAAAAACCATGTTGCCCGTGGTGGTCAGGTCAGTAAAGGTCACCGCTGTGTTTTGCAGCGCCACTTGGAACCACGCCATACCTGTTGTGCCAAGCGTGTCGGTTGACTTAAACGTTGTCGCAAACTGTTCGCCGCCATTTGCCGATCCAGACTGAACAGTGATGATTCGCCCAGCAATTTCAGCAGAACTGTTGGCATCAATCGAGCGAGTCCATGCGCCTGCCGAGGCAACATACAGACCGTTGTTTTGGCTCAAAGTTTGATCCTTGACCAGCACACGGTTACCAGCAACAACAGACACGCCGTCAATTGTTTGTGCGCCAGACAAGGTAATGTTGGCAGTAGTAGCCACCAACGCAGCAGAGACCGACACCGAGCTACCCGAAGCAAGCACCTGAACAGCGCCACCGCTGTCCTTGTAGTACAAGACGCCGTCAGCGGTGTTGATTGCCAACTCACCGTTTGCCAAGTCGGCTGCAAGTGGCACGTTGCCACCCGTGGTGCTGAAGTAGATCTGGATGGGGGTGAAGCCTGACTGTGCCATGTTCTGTCCTTAAATTTATGGGGTGATGACCTTGCCGCCATACGCTGGTGACTGGTCTTCTACGCCGTCCAAAGCCAAATCTGGCCGTGGAAATCTGATGGTAATTTTCTCTGTTTTTCGCGCAGGAAGTCGATATGGATCAAAGTTATCTGCGCAGCCTTGCCCACAGACAAGCAAGCCGGGGAAGTTGGGGTCGTTTCGTGACTCTGCGTGTGGGCGCTTCATCTTGCACCTGTCACACACAAAGATCGCTATGTCCGACATCCCTGTGGTGTCAAGGAATCTTGGCATGATGTCACCTCGTGTAGACGCTGATGTTCGGGGCGTAGTAGATGGGCGACTTGTCCCGCTCTTCTTGCTCGGCAAGGTTGAAGGCTTTTTCGCCCTGAGCCTCCAAGTACAAGATGCGCTGCATGTCCACACCGGGCAGCTCAAGGGCCATCTGGTGCGCCAGCATCGCTTGGATGGCGTACTGCCACCGCTGGGGGATCTCAAGCTCGTCGGTCAGAGAACCAACGTCCATGATCTGGCGTGAATACCACACGGTCATCTGGACAAACGGATCTGAAGGCACGGGCCACAGGTAGATCGTTGCTTGCGGGATGGTGCGGTCAAACCAATACTGGAACGGCTGGTTGGCCGTGAAATTCTTGTTGGGCAGGTTGGTGTAGTCGTCTCGGTTCAGACGAGCCATGGTGATTTCCGTGGCGTTGTTGCCGAAGTACAGCTCCCGCACGCTCAAGGTGTTGCCGCCAGTCTCCCGCATGCGGTAATACTGGGTGTTTGCGCCCGTCTCAATGTCGTACCAGAGCCACTCACCGTCCACCCAAGCGGTCACGCCGGGGGCGTAGAGGGATGTCCATGTCGCGCCGTCGTCAGACACCTCAAAAACCACGTTAAACGAGCCTGTGACCCCCGGCAAGACGCCAATCGAGCCGACATAGACCGTGTTGTCAGTGCCGTAGTTGACCCCAATGTTGCCGTTCGGGGCGTTTTGCACGCACTCGGTGTCAATGTCGCTGTCAAATGCGTTTGCAGCCACGCCAGACGAGGCTGTGTAGCCTCCAGTCGATGAGGGCGTAGGGCGGTTCATACGGCGATACAGGGCCTGCAACACATCGTTCCCGCCTATGGGTAGGTCGTAGACGTACTTGTCGGGCTGGATGCCGTAGACCTTTTTGCTGATGCACCAGTATTGAATCCCCATGTTGATGAGGTTAGACAACAGGTAATACAGCGACTCTCGTGCAGAGATCTGTTGCTCAGAAGTCAGTTCCTCGGCAAGCTTGCCTGCTCGACGAGCGCCGTGGTCAATGTATGTTTGGACATTGATGACTGTTGTTCCGACTGTTCCTGAGTACGCCATGGTTTTTCCTTGTCAGCATTTCCACCTGTTGAGCGCCGCTGCTTTACGGGTTGGTTTGCCTTTTTCGTCTTTCATTGGCCCCGGCATACCCTCCATGCGTGCGCAAAACGAGTCCTTGCGTGCGCCGCCTTGCGGCTGAGGGGCTTTCAGGTTGCTTCCCGTTGCGGCATTGTATTTTGCTCTGCCCTTGGCTGTAAGGCCAGCACCTTTTTCGACTGGCAACTTTTCACCGCGACCAACAGCAAGCGACACATTGCCGCCACTCTTAAATTTTTTCTCCAACATCATCTTGTCAACCATTTTTAACCGCTGGGGTTTGGTCGTTACATCGTTGATGATTTTTAACCGCTCAGGCTGGCTTTTAGACATATCATAAAAACCAGCAATCTTCAAAGATTTAGCTATGGGTGATGTTTTTTTTGGCATGATCAGGCTCTGTATTTGGCGGTCTTCGCAGCAATTTTTTTGGGCTGGGCTACAAATTGTTTTCCTGCGGCTTTTCCTGCGCGTTTGGCTTTGGTCGTCGCAGCGTACTCAGCAGAGCTAAGACTTTTGATCGCAGCTTTTGGTAGGTATCGCTCACCAGTGTCAGAAGATTTTTTGCCACTTTTGGTTGTCCAATCTTGTTTGCCCCAATCGCTCAGGGATTTTTGAGGAGCTTTCATGTCAGTCCCTGTACCCGCCGCCAGCGGCCTTGTACTTCTTTGCCACGAGTTGGGCCTTGCGAGCTGACCATTCGCCTGCTCCAGTTCCCTGCGTTGCAGCGGACTTAACTTGGCTCACGATCCGCTTGCGCAGCTCGGGCTTGGTGTAGTTGCCAGCAGCATTCACGCCACCACCATCAGCCATGCGCTTGTCAGCACGAACAAACTCCTTCCCAACCTTGGTCGGTATCCCAACCTTTTTGGCGAACGACGGGTTGTGCGCAACCGCTTCCATCAATTTGTGTTGGGCTGGTGATTTGCTTGGCATGATTAACCGTAAGATTTAACCATCTCAAGGACGATGGTGTAGAAGTCACCCGCAGAAGCATCAGCAGTGCTGAACAAAACATCACCAGTTACGCCAGTGCCTGCGTTGTTAGTCAAACCGCCGAACTTTTCAAAATCCATCGTGTATTCAGAATTTTGTGGCACACACCAGCAAAATACATCTGTGGTTGCATCCCAATAAATCTGTACTTCCAAACCATGCGTTGCGGAATAAATCTTTGTAATAGTTACACCAGTGCAGGCTAAACCAGATGCACTTGATGTCAAAGCAGAAACATCCACTTTCAGAACTTTGCTTTCACCAGTACCGTCAGAAAGGTTGGTGAATTTCATGATTGCCATTCGCTCACCATCAAAGAGCGTTTGACTTGCAACTGCATCAGCCATTTTTAATTCTCCAAATAAAAAGCAGGGGCCGAAGCCCCCACCTTGGTTTTAGCAGGCTCCGCCAGCACGCTTTTTGGTTGCGGGTGCGACAGTCACGGACTTTTCAGTCTTGGTGATTGCCTTTGGCTCTTTGTCAGAGACCGCCCCCATACCAATCATGCGCTTTGCGCCTTGATACAGCCGCTTTGGTGCGCCGAGAATCATTTCCCGCATTGCTTCGTTGTCGGCACGCTCTGCATCCTTTTCAGCCTGCATACGCGCACTCTCACGAGCAATGATCGGGTCATAGTCACTCTCAGCACCGCCACCAGCTTGCATCTTGCGGACGCCGCCGCCTTGCTTGAATGATCCAGAAAGTCTGCTGATGCTCACAGGTTTCGATGGAGGTTTATTCCCTTGTGGCATCTTTTGAGGACGACCGTCATCTTGGACTAAGCCGCCCTCAGCATACTTTTTTGGAGCACCGCCCTTCTTGTAGCCGCCAGCATTGCCCTTGGTAACTTCACCAGTTGTAGTGCCAGTCACGCCGGGTTTGGCCGTAGCAACTTTGGAAGTTTGGACACCTCCGCCGAAGGCGTACTTGCCAATCTTGCCGCCTTTTTTGAAGCCGCCAGCGTTGCCAAGTTTTACGCCACCAGTCACAGCCGGGGAGTTGTCAGGACGAGCGGTAACCACGTCGGAGGTTTTAACGCCGCCGCCGTAGGCATAACCGCCAGCATTGCCCATCACCACGCCGCCAGTTTTCAAGCCTTTGTGGCCTTTACTTGCTGGCTTGCCTTCATGAGACTTCAGTTCTTTTTCAAGACCCTTCATCTTTGTCATTTCAGCTTTGTGCGTGGCTTTAGACTCGCCGCCTGCCTTCATGGCTGGAGGCATAGCAAAAGCGGCCTTGGGGGCCATTGCTTTTTTACGCTTTGCCATGGAGGGCTTTTTAGGAGCCACTGCCATGTCCATACCGCCACGAGGAGCACCCAAAGAACCCTTCATGGAGGAGTAGGCTGGGATTTCATCCCCAGTCATGCTACCGCCCATGGCTTTCTTTACAGCGCCACCTTTTTTGAGCTTCAGTTCGACTGTAGGCTCAGTGGTCATCATTTTGACCATTGGTTTGAATTGGCCCATGATTAACGCTCCTTCGCAACGAAGATGTAGTCAACCGTCATGGTCTTTGCAACTGCTTCACCGTTTTGAATGGCAAAGCTGACAGTCAAATCTTCATCGTCTGGAAGGTTGGTTGTCACGGTAGTGCCAGCCACAACGCCATTCACACAGTATTCCATCACGGAGCCACCGTTGTAGTTGAAGCCCAAAGTAATGAACGTGTCATCAGCCATGGTTGCAACTGTGGTGGTGGTGGCAGTGCCGTTCTTTTCAACCAATAAGCTCACCGAGGTGGAGCCATCTGCCTTCAAGAAAAACACGCCATCCGAGACATCCAGAGGTGAAGTGTCGGTGATTTGGAGACCGATTGCCAAATCAGATTGGGTAGCATCGCTGACCTTGAAACGAGCTTCAAAAAACAGCTTTTTACCAGAGGCAAAGCGAAATGACTCGCCTTTTTTCTGGATGGCAACCAAATCGTTGTCGGCAGCGGTGTTGGTGATCAGCAGCAAGCCGCCGTCACCGTCAGTCAGGGCTTGTGTAGCGCCTGCGTCAGTTTCAGTCACTGTCCAGTCGCTTGATTGGTAGTAGTCAAAGTCCTCCATGTATGCATGGAACTTGGTTGGCGAGGGCATGCCCAAGTCAGCCAAAGAATTCAACTCGCTCACGTTTGTCAAGCCAAATGGAAAGCGTGTGTTGGTAATATCAGCCATTGTCTTTTCTCCTTGTAACGCAGGGGCCGAAGCCCCCGCTTGGGTTTAGACGCCGGGAGTACCGTACATCGCACGAGGATCAGTGAAGCCCACGTCGTAACGCTCGGTAGCCTTGTAGCGCATGGAGTCGGTTTCGAAGTCGCCTTCCATGGTCTTTTCCAGCTTGCGGCGCATCATGAGCTTCATGCCTTCTGGCGCGTCGGTCTGCACCCACCATGCGGTAGGAGAAGTCAGACGGCTGATGATGGCAGCGCCCTCGTCCAGCAAACCAATCGACTTGATTGGGTTGATGTCGTTGTTGGCGTTGCCTGCACGCAGCACAGACTTCAGCAGAACTTCGGCTTGCAATTCGTTGCCGGGGGCCACCACCAATTGGCGGGGAACCAGACGAATTTTCTTGCCGTTGTTGTCCACAGCTTGGCGGATCTGGATCAGCATCTGCTCAAGCGATGTCTGAGACAGGTTCGCGGCGGTGGTCAGCAAGTTGCTGAAAGTGCCGTTCACGATGGGGTGAGAGGCGGAGTTCAGTTGAACGCCGTCACCACCGGGGTACGAGCTGTTGAAAGCGCGGTTCAGCACGTTGGCCGACAGAGTCTCTTTGGTCTCAATCAGGGACTG